TCCACAAGTAGGTGATCACATCACCAGCGTCAGGATCTGAACTGCCCGAACCGTCAAGGGTAACCAATCCGCCAGTTATAACACCCTGATCGACCCCAGCATTAGCCACCGGTGCAACGTTTGCCGCTGGCGTGTCATTCCAGCTTGTGTAACCAGCCTGGGTTGGCGCGTAAGTTTGTTCTGTTGAATTAACGAGCAACCTGACTTTTGCAGAGTTATTTAAACTCACCCACGGCAGCATAGGCTGTGTTATTGCCCCTCTGCCTGAGTGTGATCCAATCAATACATTGTTAACATAAACAAAATAATCACCAAGGTCTAAATCGATTTCTAGTCCGATAATATCGTCAACTGCTGCCGGGCTTGGAAATGCCGTTGTTAGTGCGCCAGAACCTGTAAGTGTTGAAGTTGAACTTTCAATGGCATTCGACACGTAAACAAATTGGCCCGTAGGCGCTGATAATTCAATGTTGAATCCTGACTCTGCAAGCCCTATTTTAGTGTCAGTGTCTGAAACTCCAGAAGCATCAATCCGGTACTCAATGTACCATTTTCCGCCTGCCCTCGCGATTAAACCCCGAACATTTGAAAGTGATCCAGTTGACTGAATGATCCGATCCAGATTTGATATTGTGGCCTGAGTTGAAATGTCAAGCGGGTTAAAATGCTCCGTTGACGTCTGGCCCCAAGGTAAATACCCTGTGGTTTGTGGTCCATGAATAAATTCGCTGGTTTCAACAAGTAATTTACACTCAGCAACACCCGTGTTACCGCCGCCAGCAAAGCGAAGAAAAGGTAGCATTTTGATCGGATAATTCCCAGCGGTTAACTGCCCCGTTGCAACACCGTTTATATAACCAATAGCCGATCCAGTATCAAGATCAATTTCCAATCCTAATATTGTAGTTTGATTCGTCTGCCGAGCGCTATTATGCGAGCCTGTGCTTATCGATCCAGATGTCGGGGTTTTAATTCCTAAGTGACTAAAATCATTAGATTGTGCGTTGTAGGGTTCAAGACTAAATAAACTACCGTAATTTACCGTAGTCTTACTTATAACACCACAGTAAAATTTAACCGGTTGGTTTGACGATGAACAAGAAAACTCAATAAATCTTTTACCGTCAAGATGCTCTATAATGCCTCTAATTTCCACAAATGGACCTGAAGTACCTAACCATCTCACTATTTTGTTTTGAGAAAAAACTGAAAGATCTAGGCTTTTTTCTGCTGCGTTCCAATGAATTAAAGAAGGTGTGAAATCGGCCTGATCATTCCAAGTTAAAAACCCTAATTGTGTGGGGATGTAATTTTGCTCTGTTGAGTTAACGAGTAACCGAGCAGTAGCACCGTTGTTTAAAATCATATACGGAACCATTGGGCTTGTTATTGCCCCATGTCCAGTAAATGATCCAAACAAAACATTGTTAACGTAAACAAAAAAATCACCCAGGTCTAAATTAACCTCAAGCGAAATGATATCGTTTATCAACGCTGGGCTTGGCATCGGCGTAGTAAGCGCATTAGTTCCGGTCGTTGTTGATGTAGATGATTCAATCTGATCCGATACGATAATGTACTGACCCGACGGAGTGTTAGCAGTTAAAGTAAAAGTTGTGTTGGCAAAGCCAAGTTTGATATCAGTATTGCTAACACCGCCGCTGTCAACCCGATACTCTATGTACCATTTTCCGCCAGTCCTGGCAACGGCACCCCGGCCAGATAATAAACCCCCGTCTGATAATAGACTACGGTCAAGATTGCTTATCTTTGCAGCAACTGAAATATCAACAGGGTTCATGTGTTCGACCGATAATTTACCCCACGGCAAAAACTCTGCATTGGATGGACCAAAGACAAAATCATTTTCCGTTAGTAATAATTTAGTGTCACCCGTACCAGCTGGGCTGCCGGTGCTGATCATGCGTGACAGCGGATAAATAGCAGCAGCAAAATCATTAGCTGTAATTGTTTGTGCTAACAGGCCATCAATGTACAACGCAATAGTACCGACAAGTAGATCAACCTCGATACCGATAACTTGAGTTTGATTTAGTATTTCGCCGCCCAGTGTTCCGGCGCTCACAGTTCCAGATAAAACGGTCCTAGCGACGATTGAACTAGGAGCGTTTAGCTGCAATAATACAGTTTCGTTCGAAGACAACGCCCCGTAAACAGTTCCCGCCCGGCTTATCAGCCCTGGAGTAAAATTTATACCTGTGTCTGTTGAGGTGCAAATAAATTCAATAAATCGCTTGTCGCCACGATGGTCAACACTTCCACGACCATCAACAACCGATCCGCCAGATTCTGATCTTTGTGAGTTTGTGTTTTGGTCTGTGATAGTCATTGATGAGGATTTATCAGTTAAACTCCAATAATCGCCCGAATACAATAAACTGATCGGTTGTTCGATGTAAATATTTAAAATGGATAATTTTCCATTTTTGCAAAACAGCTCCACTTTTGATCGTACGTTATCTAAAGTAAACGTACTACCAAGATCTAAATTGCCCATTGTTTTTACTAAAGTTATAGGCCGGTCACTGTTTGAAATGGATAGTAAAACCCTTGCGCCCTCTTTACAATTGCTGATTGTGTGTAGCTGTGCAGTGCCTGTGCCAGCGTGATCAATCACGTGTGCAGAGCTAGATATAGTTATTGCACCACTAGCTACTAACAAATCAGCACCCGTTGTTGTAATATATTGTCCAGCATGGGATATGTCACCGTGACCGTTTATTTGGGCTTTAACAGTTTCGGCATTGCTATTAATCGTAATTATTGGATCGTCATCCTCGACGCTAGTTGACGTCAAAATTAATGGCGCTTTGATCTGTGCGCTTGATGCTGCTATCCATTTAAGGCCTGATGAATGAAAAATTATAGAATTGCCCGGAGCAATGGAATGATCACCCTGAGTACTGGTACTGTTCGGAAATGTGGCAATGTAATTTACTGTTGCTAAGACAGATAATATTGAATTTATCACTGTTAGCTGTATACCGTCGCTCCCAGGTACAGGCAGGGTGATAGCTGCATCAGCAGCTAGTGTATACAACACACTTTCGTAAATATCAACATCACTTAATGATAATGCCAGATCAATAGCAGGATCAATTACCTTTTGCCCGGCCCTTTGCTCTGATCCAAACTCAGTGTCTACGCCGTTAGTAGTTATTATATACGTTCCTGGCGCTATATAAAAAGCAAAAACACCACTTCCATTAGCAACCGCGCCGGGCTGAGCTATTGGAGTGCTACCAGCATCATCAAGAAAAATAGGCGCTAAAAGGCCACTGGATTTAAATTTAACAGAGACTACAGCACCAACTATAACATTAGTATTGTCCGCATCTAAAGCGCCCGCACCAGCTGCCGGTTGGTCTACTTGTGCAATCACCGAAAATGACTGATGTATTAATGTCAAGATCTTAACCCTCGAATGTTTAAATTGTTATCGCCACTTGTTATAGTAACAGTATTGCCGTTAGATACAATAGCAAAACCCTGTTGGCCGCCAGTTGAGCCAGGTTGATTATCGCCAGGCGCACCCCATACCCCGCCGCTAGTAACTCCCACAGATCCGGGCGAGCCAACTGATCCATTTTGACCGTCCAGGCCCTCGTCAACAAACCCACTAGATCCATCAAGCTCAACTGTTCCTTTTGAATGCCCATTGCCCCCGATGTAACCCTGACCACCGGACCCACCATTACCCGCAGTACCGCCAACGCTGGGCGTGTTTTGACCGACGGACTTACCGCCACCAGCTGCGCCACCGCCCGACCATATAGCACCTGCTCCAACATTTATAGAGCAATCAACAGTTGCTACAAATACGTTACCACCCGGCAAACCGTCGGTTCCAAGTTCTGTTTTGCTAGTGACAATAACATCAGCTGCTTGAGGTATCAGCAACTGCCCACCTGCGCCACCACGACCACCCGCGCCAAACATTGAACCCCTAATGATAAACTCAAAAGTGACACCCGGCGCTTGAGACCCAGTTGTAAATGCATTGTGCGCGGTTGTAGTCGCACCAATCACAACGCCCGTATCAATTAATATTATGTAGTTCCCGGCTGGTGGGGAGTATTCAGACGATAGATCATAATTTTCTTTATTTGCATCGATAATAAAATCAATGGTAACGCCCAGCAATGGATCTTGAAATAAACGAGCAACGCATTTGTACTGCATATTCCCCATGTAAGACAATGATATCAGCTGGTAATTTCTTGATCTCGTAGTTCCATCTAATTCCACACGCTGATCTGATGAAATACTAACAATAGTCCCCAATTCTAAAACGCTGCCCTGAGTCACACCTACGCTAGTAACGTCTAAAATAAAATCAACTTCAACCGGTATCTCAACAGATCGATCTATAACTCGTTGAGACATTGCAGCGCCAATAGTGACGTCATTGTTTGATGTCGTTAGCCAATTGTTGAAAAATATTTCTTTTTCGTTTACATCACCTTTTTTCGTAGGTGATTCAACGCCAACCTCAACTGCACTAAACACAATTGAGTAATTTTCTATGCCGCTGTCTTTTGTAATGTCGTTAGATGCCCATGCTACAGGGTGTCTTGTATATTGCTGCTTTGGTTTTCTTTTAAAATTAAGGCTTCTGGCTTTGAAATGTTCATTATCATTGAGCGATATGACTCCTGCCGATGCATCGGTAACCGGTTTAATCCTGATCTTGCTGGCCGTTGAGCTGTAAAACATTGTTAGATCACCAATTTTAACTAACTCATTGATTAACTTTTTTATGCTGGTAGGTTTGCTTATTATGCGAGTTATTAAAATACTTGAGGTAGCATTGATGGCATCAGTGTAATTATCAAAAAAACGGGTAGGTATAGTAGTTAGATTCATTATAGTTTGAATTATTACAACAACATTTACTTGTGCAAACTCAAGGCATTGTTGAACTGTTGAGTTTATTTCATGATCAGTTATTTTTGTCCCACCAATGCCGCGCTCAATAATGTTCAGCACAAAATCACTAGCAACGGTAACCCTGATAACCTCAGAATCGATCCTTATTGCAGGGCTAGAGCCGACAACTCCGTAATCTAGTGCAGGCGCTGAGGTGTACTGTATTGTTGTACTAGCACTAGTTATTTGATTGCTAACAACAGTGCCCAAAGATTTTGCAGGAGCTTGAGCTTTTGTTTCTTCGGTGAGCATTAACGGATCCAAAAGGCTTAGTGTAGCAACATTTTTTTCGCTAAGTTGAAAGTCATCAATTAGGTACTCGTCAGTTTGGTAATTATTAAGATTAAAGTTTTTCGGATCAAATCCAACGTGAGTTTTGACCGGTCGACCTTCAAAATATGGGTTTCGAACTTCAAGTTTGGCAAATAAATTTGAAAGGTTTGTGCGCCTGCCAGGGTACGGCACGTAGCTATCATAATCAGTATCACTTTGTATTGTGATATTTGCGCGAGCACTGCTTCCCATCGATTCGCCTGGGTCAACTTTAGCGCCAGATGGTCTATAATTTAAAAGTCCTGAATGGTATTTTTCGCCCAGCGGGAGCGGACACGATGGAAATCTAAACGTTGTCGATAGACCCTCTAAAAATGAATCCGGAGCGCTACAAGTTTGAGGAAATGATCTACAACTTCCATCAACTTCTCCGGAATGTTTTATTATCACTGATCCTGCTGAATGACTTAAGTTTACTGTGCCAAATTTAGATCTACCGTCGATCTGAATGGTTAAATTGTCGATAATTGTTACACTAATTAACTCATCATCCCACAATATGTACGGGTCTGCGTTAATAAAGTTGATAGGAGTGCCACCCGTAACAGCTATAGTTACAGCAGTTGCACTAGATGAGATTGCTGAGGATGTAGTGATAGTGCCATCAATAACCGATTGTGCGGTAGTGTGTCGACATTTATCAAGCAATATATCCACTATTTCAGAGATTGCCTGCCCTGACTGCTCTTTTAATAAGTCAAACGTCATTAAGCATATCCATTAAATTCAAACGCGATTGTTGTGTATAGTCCACTAGAATATGTTGGATGCCTTAATTTGTCGGGGTCCTGTCGACCAAATATAACCTCATCAAGGCTGTTGTTCCATTTAAAGAATGTTGCTTTTGAATCAATCACGTGGTTTTGATATTCGTCCCACCACAAATTAACACCGCTGAAATCAATATAATCAAAAGATCCCTTAGCCTCATGGCCCTTTAATTCTCGCCGTCCTTTTACAAAATTATTGCCACCAGAAGTAAAGCCAATCGCTTTATCTTGTAATGCAGTTTTGCCAGGCTGAAAACCCCTTGAGGGCGTTCTGGGAAACTGAATTGACTCACCAATATGGATCGCGCCGATATAGCATTTAGATGTAAAATTTAATGTTATACGTTGCTTATTACCAGTGATCTGATCAAAACACAATAAAAACGGCTTGTTATCAGTTAGCGTATTAAATGTTGCCGCAATTATATAACCAGTGCCTGGATCAACCTCAACTTGACCTGTTAAACCCGCTGTGCCGCCGTTATGAATCGCTATCCCGACGTAATCAATAATAGATGCATCCGCTTGAACAAACTCAATAACAACTGATCCGCTCGTTGCTAACGGGCTGTATTGTGTGGCGTCTTTATTGTCGTGTGAGTTGATAAATAAATACTCGGGGTCTTCAGCCTGCCCACTTACAGAGGATATTGGGATCGTATTCCTAAAGCCAAATACCGAAAAATCTTTTGTTTTACTGGCTTGCGCAGCTGTCAGCTGTGACTGTACGACAATACAATTTGACATTATGTTAGTACGCCCACTCTAGTTAATTCGGTCTGTGCGTTTGTGATGTTTATTATCGTGTCATCATCATTTGATAGCAAGTCCTGCAATTGCTCTCTAGTCATAATAAAGTTTTCTGGCGCTCTAATGTCAATTATTCTTTGCTGATTGGGTTGATCAACCGCTTGCTGAGATGGCGAGCCGGATCCAGATGGGGAGCCTGATCCAGATGGGGAGCTTACACTACCAGCCGATCCTAACGAAGATCCTTTTATAGCTGCAAATAGGGCTGCGCCCTCTGTAGCAACTATAGCCGCGTAACGTAAATTTGCCGGAAAAGGGTTATCTAGCGCTTTCGCAACCGCCGAGGCTATGCTAACAATGCTTGATGATATTGCAACGGCTTTTTGTATTTTAAATGAATTTTTACCAAAAGTTGACAATATTGAAAGTAACGATGTAGCTGCTGATTGGGAATCATTAATTTCTTTCATTTTGGCGGCTCGCTTGATTTTAGCCTCATCAATGGCCGCTTTTTTTCTAGCCTCAGCGCTCTTTAATTCTATTTCCGTTAGGGCGTCTTGGAAAACCTGATTATCAGTGATCTGCAATTCTCGAAGTGCCGCTATTGCCTGCCGTTTTGATTCCTCATCATTTTGAAGTCGTTCTAGTTCGATCTGGAGATCTTCCTCTTGCCTCGCAAGTCTTGTATCCCGTGCCATAATTAGCGCGGCTTCCTCATCTGATATAAATCCAAGCTGAGCGGCTAGTTTAAATGCAAGCTGATCTTGAAGTGCTGACTGTTCATTTTTCAGGTCATCAATAAAAGATGACGGGTCAGATTTTGTTTTGCTAATATTATCCTGTAAAACTTTAGCTGCTGCTAAATTTGCAGCGTTAAAGTCGGCGGTGACTGCCGCTTTTGAAACCTCGTCATCTCTCAATTTTTTTATTTCAGCGTCAAAATCAGCTTGTCTTTTTTGACTCTTAATAGCGAATGACTGCACAAGCCCTGCTTGTTCTTCAGTAAAAAACCCTTCACTAACGCCTTTCCTAAAAAGTAGCTCTTGATTTAACAGTCGAGTTTCTTCAATTAGCAATTTTTGGAATTTAGAATCTTTTCGAGTTTTTGGCGCTTCTTTTACATCTGCCGTCTGCTCATCCAGACGGATTGTTGTTATAACCAATTGTTTGGCTGATATTGTATTAAGCTGATCTTCAAATTTTGCAACCTGTTCGAAAAGCCCCAGTATTTCGTCTGAGTTTTTTGCTACAGCAATTAATTCACTAATCCCCTGTGCGATTTTAGCAACCCTAATTTCATCCTCAGTTCCTGTAAACTCGATTTTTTCAGATTTAGTAAATTCATTAAGTTTCTCTCTTGAAATTGAGAGTTGCAAGTTTATTTTTTTAAACTGATCTTCGAGTTTTTTGGCCTCTGCTAATTGAGCACCATCAGACATTCGCACAAATGCAGCTGTTATTTTATCAATCTCTTCAACCGTGATTTTTGCTTTTGGCTTTATATTATCTTGAGAGTCAATAAAGGTTTTCATTGCTACTGCTGCAATTATTAAAACGCCAATCGGCCCACCCAAAAATGACATTGCAGTACTCAACCCTGCGGTTGCTGCTGTTGCTATTCTAGCCGCTACTGTATGCGCTCGCTCTGCTATAGTTAGTCTCACTGTTGCCGCTGTTGCTGCGGCTTTCGCTGAAGTCGAGACCTGGCTTGCAGCTGTTGAATTTCGATCAGCAATTAAAAGATTTGCTTTAGCTTTTGTTGCTATAACCTCAGCCGCAGAAAGCTCTTTTGTTGCTAGGGTGTTTGCCTTTTTTGCCGCTGCTAGGCTCCTTTCTGCTACCGATAGACTATCCGTAGTTACTTTGCTTTTTACTTTTGCCGTTTGAGATAACACCTCAAACTCTGCTGATTTTTTCGTGGCTTGTGCCGTTGCCAGTCTAGATTTTGCCTCTGCCACTGTTGCGGCTGATAGTGTTTTTGATGCTTTTGCGCTAGCTAAAGTTTGATTTGCTGCGTTGCGTTTAGATCCATCAGCCTTTATTATTGCCGCGCTATTTTCAGCAATTGCTTTTTTTTCTACCCCTTGAGCTATGGCAAAATCTCTAGTAGCTACTTGTGATTTTCTTGAGCTATCTGTTAATTTAATTTTTGCTTTTTCGTTGGCTTTTTCGGATCTGGTGAGGCTTTTTGTTGCAAGCCCTAATTCTTTTGTTGCTGATCTTTGATCATTCTTAGCTTTACCAAGTGCGCTCTCAGTTTTGCCTAATTTTCTTTTTTCTTTTTCTGATTTTACATCTGCACTTGCAGCGTTAAGGGTTTGTTGAGTTTGGTTTTTTGTTGAGTTTGCAGCGCTTAATGTTGTTGCGGCTTTGTGCTGATTAGCGTCTGCTGTTGCAAGTATCGCCGCTGTTCTTTGTTTTTCTGCCGCTGATAATCTTAATTGTTGATTTGCTAAATTTGCGGCTGCTGCTGCATCAGCCAGCTTTGTACCTGTGCTGGTTATTGTGGCTTTGGCGCTAGCTATTGTAGCTGCAATGTAGGCTGTTATTGATGGGACAACCCTTGCTAACATCACAGAGCTAAGAATTATTGCACCATTTACTAATACGTCAATATTCTCAGACGCTGTTACAAACGCAGCACCAAACGCGGCAACAGTAGTTTTAACTACCGTTGAGCTGCCGATAAAGGCAGTTGCGTTGGTGTTTGCTATTTCAACATTTTGACCGAATGTTTTAACAGAATCCGCCATTTTTCGATCAATCACGTCTGCTGCCTTATCTAATGCAATGGCAAGCACTTTGGCGCTAATACCGCCAGTAGCGGCAAAATCCCTAAGTTCGCCTTGAGTCATTTGCAATTCACGCTGCAAGGCTTGCATTATTTCCGGCGCATTCTCCGCAATTGAATTAAATTCATCCCCGCGCAATACGCCGGAGCTAAAAGCTTGTCCTAACTGAGTAATTGCTCCTCTAGATTCAGCCGCTGATTTTCCTAACACTGAGAAGCTTTTTGATATGGTTTCTGTAAGCCTTAAATTTCGCTCAGTAGAAAAGCCAAGTTCTTTAGTTGAACTTGTTAATTGAGCATAAAGCTCTGAGGTTGCAACCAGTCCTGTTCTTGCGCGGTTAGAGACTCCAACTAAATCCTCAGTCCTTTGAGTTAATTCTGCCGTTGAGCTTGTTGTTTGTCGTAGCTGATTTTGCACTTGCGTAAACGCATCTGCATACTCTATTACTTTACTAGCAACAAGCGCCGTAGCAACACCAGCTGCTACTTTGCTCATTACCATAAACTCAGATGTGGCGCGGTTGGCTGAACTTCTGAGGTTTGTTACCCCTCTATCTAATTGGCTTATTCCTCTCTGCGCTCTGTTTGTTCGCAGCTCAATTTCAATTATTTCTCTTACAGTTGCCAAAATCACACCTTACTATTTGTTTTGGTTATCCGGTTAATTTCGTCTAAAGTGTATTTTTCGTCTAGTTTGCGGATAGCGTAGATAAATAAATCATCGGGATAACCCCCAGCGCCGTTAAATTGAATATGAGACCTAATTGATGATTCTTTTATGTCCCGTGGCATACGGTCTATATAATCACGCTCTCGACTAATATAATTAAAAGATTCAATTAATTTAGCCTGTTTTTTATTCAGATTCGGTTTGTTGATAAAAAACTGATCTTCGATGCCTGCATGTTTATATTGGTCATAAAGCAACATTTCTTCCGCGCCATAACCGCAATTGGCCCGGTAATCTAGTTCTTTTTTATAGTTTCGATGTCCCTATCAACTTCATCATGTAAATAGTTCCCGTAGCTAACCGCATGATTAATTAGAATAGCAATAAAACTATCCTCAAGCTCTGGGTTTAATAATATTCTAGTCAAGTTTTGCTTGCTAAATTCGCAGCCCTCGATCTCACCATCCCAACCGGTAACGCCGTACTCAACAAGCCAGTGAGCCACGGTTTTGTTAAAGTTTTCGTTTCTATGATTGAAATCGTAGAGTTTTCGCCGGACCTCTGTCATTTCAATTTCAGATTGATGGACGCCAAATCGACGGATATAAATAATCACGTCCTCAAGGTAAAGTGGCGAACCCTTTTCCCTCTTTTCGGTGTCTTCTCTGTATGCTGACAAGTCCATTTAGAAATTCCTGAAAATATGAACTGTACTTTCAAGGGTTGTGTCTTCTTCCGCCGAATAGGTCATTGAATTTGAAGAAACGGTATTTGCCCCATTGGGCATAGAATGCTCTGTGATTTTAGCTGCTAAAATATCAATGATCATCCACGTACTATCAGGCCACTCAAACAAGATAGCAATCGATTTGTTTGTCTGAGACTCAAAAATTCGTTTCCAATTAAAGGTATCAGAAACTACCGCCACAGTTTCAATAGCGCCCCCAACTTCGATGCTATCACCCATAGCGTAGGAATTTGTGTTGCAGCCCGCAGATAGATCAATTTGATAGCTGTTACTAAAAGAAAAATCGATGGACTTTACGCCGCAATTAGCAGCAACACCGTTTACCATCATTGGCCTTACAGTATCTGTAGCCCCGGCAGATTCGCTTGTTTCGTTCGCCGTATCAGTCTGCCCGGCTATAGATAGGGAACTGGAAACTACCTGCTCTGCTTTCATTGCTAAAGTTCCAGTTACAATGCCAGACACAGGAATAGAAAAAGAACCAGTATCAATAAATGCATCAATAAACGTTTCGTAATTGACATCACCGGCTATTGATTTGTCTGTTGTCCTGTTTTGAACTGTTAAATAGGTCTGGTCGGAACCATTAGCGGTTTTTGAACTCTCGATTGTAACGGATGGCCCCTCAGCCTCAGTTGCCACAGGTGGAGTATAGGTGACAACGTCGCCATTACTGTTTTTAGTGAGAACTTTATATTTGGTGTTGTTTGCAGAGTTCGTCAATCCGATAATGTTAAACCAATCACCGGCTACTATATTAGTAAATGCTGAATTGCCCGAATCAACAAATCCAACACTATTTGCAGATAAAGTGCTCAGTGTTACACCGTTATTAACTTGCGTACCGTGTATGATGGCATCAAGAAAAATTGCAGTCTGTTTGTTTAACTCAAAGTTTATCTCCCCGGTATACTCTGTAGTGTCCTTAATGTTGCTCTTCCCTTGACGGCGATTCGACACTGCCGAGGATTGAACGAAGGAAATTACGGGTTTAAATACACCATCGACGCGCAAATGAGCTTTACTAAATACTGGGCTAGTGTTAATAACCCCTTTGTTCGTCTGTAGGGAAAAGTATACGCTAGTATCACTACTTGCCACTCGTCTGTCGGTAACTATAGTCGCCATGTTTAAATGCCTTCAAAGTAAAATTTTACTATTATTCGAACTGTGTACCAGGATTCAAACTCACCAACAATATCTATTTGAGACTCCTGACACCGTGTATTTCCGAACGATTGGTTTTGAAACGCTGTTTTTAATAACTCAGCGTCCTGTAATTGCAGTTGATCAAACTGACCTTTCGGGTAATTGATGCTGATCGCAAAATCACCGTACGTTCTAGTGTACTCGCCACCAGCCTCGACATTATCCTTAGTCCGAATAATGATTACAGGCCAGATCCACTTTTCGTTTACAGTTGCAGTAAACGGCGCGTTTGGGTACTTTACCCTTTGATCTGTATATCCAGCTGGCAAGTTTGCTTGCAGTCGCAAATAAAGATCAGAGGAAGTTAAAGACAGACTATCGGGCATTTACGATCCTAGCTATTGCGATTTGAACGAACCGGGCGGGCGCTTGTAGGCTATGCCCATCGTTTAATTTTGGCCCGTAGTCTAAATTGTTGGTAATATAAATTGAATCAAAATCATCACCTAAAACCGACCCACCCAGCAAAATTGCTTGAGCCTCGGATATGGCTTGTGGTGCCCGCCGATTATGATCAGTTTTAGTTACGCGGTTATCCATCCCAACGTACCAATTTCCTCGAAACCTGCCCGTATCGACTGGGGATACAATGGTAAACTCAGTTAGCAACTGCAAGGCCATTTTTCTTACTTCACGGTTGATATTACCGGTTAATTGAGCGTGAAACCTGCTAGCCATTATTTAGTCCGCATTTGAAATGTGGTTGCTGCATCTGCTGTATCTGTTGTAATACTTTCAATGTTCACTGGCAGACCGTTAAAAGTCGCACTTAAATTACCTGGAGATAGATCGACTGTGATTAATTGACGTTCAGCAGTAACAAAAAAATCACCTCTGACTATATTTACTCCGTCGATCTGTGATGATTCGTAATCACCCCGTATCCCCTCAATATTATCAATACCATTAGTTACAACGGATTGTGTGAGATAATCCGCGCCACCCGAACTAGTTAGAACCAAAGGTTCCTTGAAATCGCCAAAATGTTCATTTATGAGTTCTTTTGATAATTTCTGAAAAAAAACTTTAGTTAATAACATTTCAAACCCTCTCGTTATGCCCAAAACCGCTATTGGATTTAAAAAGATCAGATAGCGCATTTCTTACGCTGCTAAATGTTTTTGTTGAGTAAGCGCCGCCTTTATGAAACTCCGCTTCCATATTATTTAATTTGCCAACTTTTAAATCTTGAACAGTCTCGTCAGTAATCAATGACTGTCCAGTGTTAGCAATTAAACCCGCCTCAAGTTGAGCTGTTTTTAACTGATGAGGTATTACATTAGACGCTAATAATTCGCAATGAATATAAACATATTTACGCGGGTAAGGTAAATTTTGATTTAAGGGATCAACCTTTAGCCCCTTAAATGAGTTCCTCGATTCATATTGCAAAATAAGCTTGATTGCCTTTCTTTGCAATATGTCCCGGTCTGATTCCAGAGCGGGTAATGTAACGCCAAATTTTGCAGCATAAGCCACAAATTCAGCGTCCGTTGTAAAAGATTCGGCGCTAGCAACACCAGCGCCTGTCTCAACTATTAACGCCATTATTCGGCGATTTCCTTGTACAATTCTGATAATTCAAATTTGCTTGAATTGCTGGCGAAATTTACGCCAGCAAGATCAAGTTCAAATTTATACCAGTTTGCACTGTTGATTTTGTGCGGGTTTTTACTATCATCCAAAACAAGACCAGGCTCAACAAGATCAGGCTCAACGTATACTTGGTGATCTTCCGTGAGGTCACATGTATTGATAAAGCAAAATCCGCGTTTACTTTGATTGTTGACGATTTTAGTCGTTGGAACTCTCACAGTTAACCCACCAACATTGCGATATGTTCCGGTTTGATCGCTTTAACACCCCAGAGAATTTGTACTCTGTAGCCTGTCACACCGTCGCCTTTCCACTCGGAAAATTCGAAAGCGATATTCGATCGTTCATCAGTGATGACGATTTCACCTGTTCTGGCATCACCGCCAGGAGCTTGTTCAGGTAACCGGGTGATTAGTTGTATCGCATTTCGCGTAAAACCGAGATTAACTTCATACTCCGCAGACAATGTTACGGTTGCACCATCAATAATGGGTTTCATCAATCCAGGATTGTTGATAGTGATAACACTACCAGCAAAAGATTTAACGACGTATTTGTTTTGATCGCCTGAAATTACGACAATATCACCAGGGATGATTGTGCCAGTACCAGTATCAACCGCGATTGCGGTTGTTCCTTTAGCGTAACCAGCACCGTTATTAACCAAATAACCCGCCCCTGTTCCTGGAGTATGAACGACCGCCTGGCCTGTTTCTCGCACTGTAAAACCATGCACCGGTTGACTAAAAGTACCGAGCCTCAGAAGATCGGAATCACCAGACTCATTGACTTTAGTAAGACTGGTATTTTCCAACGCGTTAGCACCAGATTCAGTATTTAAAACTAGCTGTTTGCCCGCCATTGGGGCACCATTGTCTTTAAGTATTTTACCAACCTGGGCGGTGTCCTTCACTCCTGTTGCAAATGGAGTAGTTCCCGGCACGCCGTATGCCCTGCAAGCATTCAAGTACCCTTCGGTTAACAAATCAAGCTCCATTTCATTTAGCAGCTCGCGTAGAGCTTCCGTAACGTTTGCCTGCAACGTTGCGCTAACTGTTGCGCCACTATCCAAAGCCACGGCCTCTTCACCAGTAATAGCAAAGAAAACCATTCGGTCCTTTGTTAGTGAAACCTGGACTGCTTCAGTTACCAAATCGGTGGGCGTCTGAGTTGTCATGCTAGGAACGTTGTCACGTCCGGTTGCTTTAGTTGATACGTTAATTGTGATTGGTCGATTTAATCCCGCTCTAGCTGCGCTTAAGTTCATGCCAACCGAGGGAACCATGCCGATAATTTCTTTAGAAATTTCGTTTACTGAAGCAAAAAGTGTACCGTAAGCAAGTGTAAAAATGTTACTCATAATTTATCCTGTTAATGTTGTGTGACGATACCGCCGCTTGTCATATATTTATGCTGTTCTGATGAGTTCATCAATTTGAACTTGTCATCACTCATTTTTTGCCTGTTAGTACCACTTTCAGAACCGCCACCCTGAGCGCCAACACCGCCTTTGGCCTGATGATTTTTAAATGGTTTAAAAAGATCATCAGTTTCAAACGATGCTATCAAAGCATTTTGATCAGGCAATTCCCGACCAGAGTGGTCGGTGTAATGTAAAACGCCGTTAATATTTTCAACTCGGCCCGTGGCTTTTAGCATTTCAGCCACGCCTTTAGAACTTGCCGCGTTAGAATAACCGGCAGCAATAGTTTGGACGGCTGATGATAGCTGTAGGCTATAGCTTTCAAGTTTAACTTTTTCGGCTTGATCAATGAGTTCTTTGTTCGTTAATTCGAGGGCTGTGAATCGCGCTTTTTCCAGGAGCATTGCAGCGTCAGCATTTGATTGAGCCTGATCAGACAACTTTTTTGAAACTGCCATTGCCTCGTCATGCTTACCCTTTGATAGGTAATTTCCCAGTTCGTCAGTAAGCGCTTGCTTCGCCGCCTCTGCCGTCGCCGTTTCAAGCGCTAATTTGTCGGCTTCTTGATTTTTAATAAAATTAGCAAGTTTTAATTGGCTTTCTTTGCTCGCTTGATTTGCAATTTCAGTAGCGGCGTTCGCAGCAGTCAAACCAAGATTACCTTCATTTAGCTGCGCTTGCATAGCGATCATTTCGTTGTGAACGTATGATACTCCGGCATCACTTTTCACTTCGGAATAATTGTCGCCCTCATCGTCTGGGATGTCTTGTTTATTTAAGTAGGATAGAGCCATTATTATCGGGCCTTACGTTGATTAGTTTCATTACTTAGTCAAATATACTATCTATTGGCGTAAATAACAACATAGTAACTATATAAATATTAGTCAAGTTAACTAATTTAGTCAAATTGACTAATGATTATTCTCCAGTTAATGTTGCTCGCTTCAAGATATCCTCAACATCCCCAATCAAAACACCACCGGATTTTAACTGAAGAAGCGCTTCCTCCCGATCAGTCACACCATCTAAATATGATTTTCGGATAACATCTTGTTGTTGTGGCGATATTTTTACTTTGTCGAATTCTTTGTTTATGGTTAATTTTATATTTTCGAAATTAGGCGCTGATTCCATAAATTGAAGACATGATTTAAGCGACCTCATATAACCGGCTTCGGTTGAAGTCGCTATATTGATTAGGCTAGATAAAACCTCTGCTTGTTTTAGCTGTGCGACCCCCACCGCCTCATCATTGCTGTCTGATGTATTAAAAGCGCCGCCAAGTGCTCTGATTTGTTTTTGATTGTTATCCATAAATACTACAAAAGCGTTATTATCTCCATCCCAAGTTAAGTATCCTATATTGCCACCTGGCGGTAACGGTATGTGGGCATCAATCCCCGATCCAAACGTCTCTGATCCCGTCATGTCTTTAAAAATTTCAAAAGAGTGTGCATCCCAACCTGAACTCCAAGCTGTGGGGGATCCGGCTTTGTGTAGACTAGCCATGTAATCAGCACTAACCTGATACCTAGTTATCGTTTTCAAGCATATTGGATATAAAATCCCCATTGATTTGGGTATAGAATGCATACTATCTTTTTGATCAATGATAATTTCAAATGGAATTTTTTTAAATGTATTACCGCTGCCGTCTCGTGGGTATTTTTTTTCAGAAAGCTCTTGAGAGCTACCTTCGCTGCCGGGTTCCGGCTTTGTCGCTTTGCGCTGATAATAACCGATATCATCTAACCCTAAAATTAATCTGCTTGTTAGGTTTTTACGCTGGCCCGTTTCATGATCGACAACTGCTATTTCTTCAGTTAATTTAGCATAAACAAGCTGCTTAATTCCGTTAACAACTCCAAAATCCCAATCAACTAATGACTGGCGCGGATAGTGTTTTATAGTCGCTTTAAAACCCATAGATTTTGCTTGAGCATCGGTAAGATCACCTTCGATGTCTACACCGTTATAATCAGATAATAAACAATGGAATTTAACTTGTGCAATACTTGATTGAGTCATCTCAATTGACTCTGATAGTGGTGTACCTGATCCGTCTGAGTCCGATACAAGGTAATCTATGCTTTTTGGCAATTCTATGTTGGGTGGACTTGCTGACATAGCGCCGCACCATCGACTCAGTGTGTGAGCTGGAATTCCATCAAATTCCGCTCGATCTTTATACGCTAAAAACTTCGCATCGTTGTGACCATTATAATTTACATAATCTTTAGCTTCAGACGGATTTTTAAGATATTCGGCATTGCGATCGCCGTATTTAACACACCAACTACCCTGGACACAATCCAGGACCAGCCTGACCTGTTCAATCGTGTCTGAATAATGTGGATGTGTAGTGTTGAAAATAAAACTGTCCATGATTAACCCGTAAAAACCATTAATTAGTCAATCATACCACTATTTAGTTAATTTGCAATTTAGTCTAACCCGGCACGTTTAAAGTTTTTTTCAAATCTAGGTATATTCCTTAGCTGATCGATTGTCAGAGGCATATCATTAGCGTCTGTAAAATCATTAACGCTAAATCCGCCATCAAGAAACAACCGACCTCTTGTTGGTCCAAATTTATCTAGTATAAAAGCATCAGGTTGATCTCTCAACCATTGATCTGTTGTAGTTTTTGAAGAAACCCGCTTGATACCGTAAACATCAGTGTCAGCTCTACCCCGATATTTGGGCTTGCGTTTGTAATCAGCTATATCATTTGATTTTCCACCTACTGAAGGACGCATTCCGGATAGTGCATCAGTACCGGCAACTTGCACTATATAAACAGATCGTTCATTAAAATGAAATGGTAATCTAGGGTACGTGTCGTCGTTAATGTCATACTCTCGCAAATTGCGGCTGTAACAAATGGGGGTTGTTCGATTATCTAAAGTGGCAAACAAAATCCTTACATCAATGATATCAGCATTCATCAAATAAAGTTTGTCTCTTGCTGCGTTAGCGTAGTGATTAGTGCCAGTTCTAACCAAGGTTGCGGCATTTCTTAATTGCGTTGCATTGGTAATTATCCCCCCCATATATCTTTTTTCTGACCTGTTATAATTCCCTCTTAAGTCAGTTACTATTTCGGAATTTGACTTTCCACTTTGATACCCACTTAATATAGTGCTGACAATTTCTTTGGATAATTTATCAGTATTTGTTCTGACAAATTCAGCCCAAACACCTGTTATAGTCCTTGCCAAAGCGTTTTTTGTGGCCGGGATGTTAATCGACAACAACGCAGCTTTAACCGCTGTGGTGATCGCTGATTCTGATGTCATTGTGAAATTGGCATCAACAATATCATTGTAAATCCCCATGACATGATCCGCATCAAGCAACGCCATTTTTTCTAACTGCGTTGTTATTTCGGCCCACATGGTTGTCCATTGGTCAATAAATTCCTTAGTTATCAGTTTTTCAGCGGCGTTCCTTTCAACCCGATTCAGATCCGAACCCTCTCCCTGTGCGCCAATAATCCTTGGTGCTAGCCTAGCCATTTCTTTGATGGTTTTATTTATGTGCTCAATGATGAGGTGAGAAGCGAATCTTTGCAGGTAAACTTCTCTTCTCAAAAGAGTATCAGTAATTGTATGTTTCAACTTTCTTTACTCTTTTATGTTTAGACAAACAAGCTCGGTTTGTTTTCATAGGCATTGACCTTGGTTTCTTCGTTTTCACGCTCAAAAAAAGGCATTTGTTTATTTGCAGACATGTTAATTTCTCCAATTGATTTTATGTGACTTTAGCATAATTTTAGTGATATTAAAAACTGGCGTGAATTCAAGGCAATAAAAAACCCCAACCAAGGGGTTTTTAATAGGGTCTAATTCGCTGGGGTTGTTATGGGGTGTCTACTGTAACTTACGTATATTATAAAGTGTTTTACTATACATTGTTAATTATCAAATCTGACCTGCTTACTTTTTCATTCATTCACGCTGCGGAGAGCATCAAATAAATTATCCCGTTCTTGTTGCCAATATTCAAACTGTGTTGAATCCCATGCTGAAAGCAATTCTGAAAGACATGCTGAAAATCCTCCTGCAACTGCTGAACGTGGCGCCGAATGTGCCGAATATACTGATTCTGCTGACAATCCCGCCGAATATGCCGCTGACTCTGCGGCTGACTCTGCGGCTGACTCTGCGGCTGTAAAAAAGCCTGGGGATTCTGACCATGATTTGTGTGCTGCTTTCTGCGCGGCCCTCCACTGTCTAATAAGGGCGAATAACACCACCTCTTTATGTGCTTTTGTGTTTGCTGACTGCCACATTTCAATTGTTGCATTCTCCCAATTCTGGTGTAATTCAATCACCGCATTGATGCAAGGTTTTATTTCACCCGTTGCTACCGCTGCTAACGGCGTTAACCGGGCAATTGCCGTTAAATGTAAAACTGGGGTTAAATCGGTATCAACCGGGATCAACTCGAGCAACTGTACCGGAAAAAATACAGCTTCTCCTTCCGGTAATCCCTCAAAAATAGCTTCTGACAGATAAACGAACCAAAGGGGCACACCCATAAATACCGCTGCTTTTTCTAGCGCGTTATCATCCGTTTGCATCATGCACCCGTAACAGCAGCCTACGCCGGAAATTGGGTTAAACCAATCTCCCTGTTGAATTAGATCTGCAACCTGGTGGCCTTTCATCAGTTCGATTGCCGTTTCTTTTTGTAATTTGTTCATCGTTCTTCACCTTTATTTTGTTTTTTAAGGCCAGGCAAACAATCCACCTGGGCCTGCCTTTGTTATAATAATTCGCCGCTGGGTAGGTTGCTTGCTCCTTTATCGAGGATGCTCATAGCAATCACAGCTTGGTTAGCGCACTCATCCAGCGGCAAATCTGTTTTTTGAATTATACTACACATTAATCTCACACACGTTTCTCTACGCCAAGCAATGTGCGATTCATTGGTCGATTCAATGCTGGTAATATGATCACCTGCCTTTTCTTGCTGCTGATTTTGTTTTTTGACTTTGCTAATGGCATTGTCAATAAATTTACAATCATGGGCATCTGGGTTCCTAAAATATTTAACCCAGCCTAAAACGTTCCCATTGCAATCAATCAGATCGATCGTTATACCACCAAAACAACTATTACGGTTTGTAAACCCAACCCGCCAACCCGTCGGCTTTAATTTTTTAATTCTGTCTAAAAGTTTCCCATTCAGTTCGTTTATAGTGTTTATAGTGCTTATATGGTCATTCATTATTTCTAAACCTCAATTTAATGGTTAAGCCTAGCCGAATCTTTTGTTATACTAAATCAATTAATAATTTATTGCGATGCTACAATCTATTTAGATTAAAGACAGTGCAAGGTGGGCGGCTACTAAAAGTGCCAGTAAACCCTCAGATAGCATTCTTTCTGCCAGCGTGGGCGGCGCAAGGGTTGTTTTTGTATCGATATGCAATGTCATTTTTTAATCCTCTGTTTCGGAATAATCAAAGCTGCTTGCATCAACTACAACCCCCCAAAATTCAAAAGCTTTTTTAATAAACATGGCCCAGTCTTTTTCATTCACAGCGCCGTGTGTGCAAAAACGACACTCAGGTGCTCCAGCCATTTGATCGCTGATACTATTGTGTAAATCTATGCCGTATTTACTAAACCTACCAACTGTGGACCCATCATCACAATGAATCCAAACAGTGTCTCGGTTGGCACTAGTTTGTATTTCATATTTCATGTTTTATTTTCTTATGGGCTGGTTGAGAGATTGCAATCAATCCGCGACCGCTGCTATCTTTTCTAATGAACGCGTGTATCAGCTCCTTTGTTATCGCTGTTTGAGTGATCGGAGTTATTGGTAACAGTGCTGTAGCAACTGCGCAAAACGCCTCCATTTCGATACCCCATTTATCAAATAGCAACTCGTCTAAATCGACATTTTCATTTATCGCGTCTACCATCTGAGTTTCATTCATACCGATAGCTGATAGTGCCAGCTCTTCTAAATCATAAACTAGAAAGCTGGGTTTAAGTCGTTTATTTTTAGGTTCAATGGCTGTTTTGCTTTTTACGTTGCTCATATTTATTCATCCTTTGCAGTTGATTTAATGTTAGTTATTTTCTTTTAATGCGCCCGGATTTTTGGGCGCTTTTGGTGTTGATAAATAATCTGCGATGGTTTCCAGCTCGACTGATAGCTCAAAAAAATCTGAACCTTGGTAAGCTTGCGCTTCGCCGTTACTTGCTCTGAGCGAATTTTCAGCTTCCATACCTTTTATTTCTGCATCTATGGACATTGCTCTGATCAACGTTATAGTATATGGATTGTTCATTGTTCTACTCCTGTTTTAAATTAATTTTAACCTACCCAACCCTTTACGAGCTGGGTTTTATTTATTCTATTTAGTTTTGATTTGCTGCCCACCAGTCTGTTCTTAACAGCTCATCTTCTAACATTTTTATATTCCTCAAATTGTGTTGTCATCGCTAACCATTCTGCCGCTTTTGACTCTACTTTAGACCACGCCGTACCGGTGCCGTGCTCAATGGAATCCCATTTAATATAAAATCCGTACTCCTCAGAACCCTCTTGCATTCCCCTAGGTGCATACACTAACTCCCCCTCGCAATCAGGACCGGTGTAATTCAAACCGTACAAGTAGCCACTGTCAGCGACACCCTCGCCTCTAGTAATGCCCATTCTTGCCAGCTCGTCAAAGTTTTCGTTGATAATTTCTTCAGTTGTCATTTCATTTTCCTGTTAAGTATTTTTTTAATCTGCCAAAGCGGCCCTTTTGATTTACACTGAGTATAGGCGATTAAAAACAAAAGTAAACTTATATTTGACTAAACGAAAAAATAATACGATAATAGGCTTATCACTTAATAAAGAGTAATAAATATGAATGCAACACGAAAATTAACTAAACAAGTCAAAATCTTTGACCGTGTACACGCAATGGCTAAAGAGATTGTGGATTATCAAATGGAAGGCAACGTGTCACCATCAACTATACAAGGAGTTATCAATCAGGCTGTAATTGACGCTCACGATCGGATGAAAAAAAAGGAGAAGAAGCAATGAGTGAATCTGAATCTATATTAAAAGAAATCACTATTGATATATCACGGCTAATATCAGAGTTAAAACCTGATCAAATCGCAAGCATTTGCAAAATCGGTACGTTTATTTCAGATGGTGCGTTATTTTCCTCCTCTGGTTTTATTAAAACAAGACAAGAAAATATAGCGCAATTTTTGAAGTCCTTTAGTGTTTTTAATATAACAATTTACCGCAATATCGAAACTGCATACATACAAATAACAAACACTAAAGGGCTGATGTTTGGCATTGAGTTAACACTAATCGAGGCAGGGCAGTCAGATGTCATTGCAGAGGCCTGGAGCCATGCAACGAATGCATTTAAAGCAGATGAAATCATTTCTAATAGCATGATAATAAAACCAGAGGAGAAGAGGCAATGAGCGGCGAATTAAAAGAAATCTCGTATAATATATCAACACTGATATCATCGCTAATTGACGGTGAATCTTTAACTGTTTGCAACGGCGATTTCATTTTGCCAAAAAGTTATGTGAGCATTTTTCCGCAGCAATTACTTTATATGCCGGAATTGTTGCAGCATTTAGGTGTTTCTAGGCTGTCAATATATCGCTACGAAAAAACTGCAAACATAGTAATAACATACACTGGTGATAACATGTTTAGCATTGAGTTAACGCTAGATCAGGCAGAGCAGCCGGTAATAATTGCAGAGACCTGGAACGATGCGCATTCAAAATTTAACGCACGTAAAGTAGCGGGTCCTAGTGCGATATATTGATAGCAATCTATCTCGTACAGCATCAATTTTAAACAAAAGAGGTTAAAGGTTATGAGTAAAATTAACATGGCAATAACGTGTGGTATTTCCACATCTGTATTTTTGGCTTTGGTCATTTCCGTTGGTCTCATCACTAATTGGGATTGGCAGATAATTAGTAATTTATCCGTTTTGATTCCCATATTATCATTACTGTTTTTTTCACTGTACCTTATTATAGCCACGGCAACACTTAAAATAGCTACATTAATATTAAGAACATACCGTCATCGGCAAGTGTCAACCACCAAAAACAAAACAGAGCGAGATCGAAAATGACAGCAGCAACAATTACAAAGCAAAAATTATTAAACCTTGGCGCACACCAGGGCTTAATCAGCCGGTTTATCGAACAAACAGGCAACACCGATCAGCCAGTTGATATCCTAAGTTTAATCGGCGCAGAGAACGCCACGGATGATCTTTTATGGTTAGCAGGGCAAACCCTCCCGAAAATCAAGATTGTACAGTTTGCCGTGGAATGTGCTGAAAGTGTGTTGCATCTCAACAGTGATCCCAGAGCTATTGCTGCGATCCAATCGGCAAAGGACTGGTTAGAGGAACCATCCGAAGAAAATAGGCTGTTAGCTCGTGAGGCTTTTACTTATGCTAATAATGCTACTTATGATACTGATGCTGCCCGTGCTGCATATTATGCGGCTAATGCTGCTGCGGCTGATAATGCTTATGCTGCTATTAATACTGCTTATGCTGCTGCGGCTGCTGCGTGTGCTGTAGAGGCTAATGATGCCGCTAATTATGCTAATGCTGCTGCTATTTATGCTAATGCTTATGCTGATTATGCGGAATCAAATGAAGTGGTTCAAACCTCACTCATGAATCTATTTTCAGAATAAACCGATCAACCACAAGCCCCTTAATTGGGGCTTTTTGGGTAGTAATGCACTAATCAAAAACACAAAAAGGTAAAGTCATAATGGAACAAATTAACTACAAAAACCGGACAGAGCAAGTCCGAGATCTCATAGCCAACGCCGACATAAACACCGAAAAATACGCGGTAGATATATTAAACCCGGGCAGAAAGAACGCGAGCTTTGTGGGCTATTACGTCAGCCCAGACGGCATGAAAACTCTAATGATACGTGTACCTCTAAACACAGATGGTGTAGCTTGCAATATTAAGCGCTGGCTAGGGGTTTTCGGCAAGACCAAAACACCGTGTGCAGCGCCAAATCCAGAGCAAGCGCCGGCAGATGTTGGCATGGGGAAAATAATAGCCCCGATCAATACTGAATCACTAGTGCCAGCTGATAACAAATCACGAGGGGCGTTGAAGCGTGATCAGACGTTAGATAAACAACCAGTTGCTTGGATATTGCTAGAGCAACATTGCAGGGCGGTAGATGATTGTGAAGACGTGCCGGTGCTTTGCTTCGCTAGCGAGATTAGCGAGACAGAACTTAATAAATACATTGAATCTGGCCGGGCTACGCCGCTTTACACCAAGCATGGAGCAGCATCATGAGTTTACCAGAAGCGTTAAATACTGATAGTGACAATGCTGCACTGATTGATCAGGTTAAAGGGTTTTTGAGGGACTGGGTGCTAGATGATTTTGACGCCGACAAATGCCTTGCCATGATCCGGACTGGCATTGCCAGTGAAGCTTACGGCCGCCAAATAGCACTAATGGCTACGCTCTTGTTTGAGATTGGTGTTGTGCGAGATAGTTTTAAAGAGGCGCTAGACCAGTGAGCAGCAATCAAAAATACCTACATCTTATCGGTGATAGTCACAACGACGACGCCCCGCTTGGCGTTGATGCCGATGGCTGGGGCAGTATGAGCCAGGAGCAGCGCAAAGAATTAGTCAGTGAAGTTGCCCGTAATATTTACGATGAACACGATTTAACACTGTTTAAAGTGATCCAAGACAGTGAAGACTAAGCGCTTGTTTTTAAATACACTACGCCAATTATCGCAAATTACATTTGATTGGTGTATTTACATTAATAAAATGTAGGTCTATAATTGAATCTACTTAAATACATCAACAGGTCTGTTTATATGACAAGTAAAGGCGGGCCTGGCAGAGGTCAAGGAAACAAACGATTACCCGAGGGTAGTCGCAAGATATCTAAAACATTTAGGCTTAAACCTGGTGTAGTGGAGCTTCTTAAGTCTATATCAAAAGAAAATTCACAGTCTCAGGCTGCAATAATTGAACAGGCTGTAATGGCACAACACGGAGAAATCAAATGACAGGTAAAGAAATAGCGATTTCACTTCATTTCGTAAAATTATAAGGGCACTGACAAATGGCGATCTATTTACCAAATACTAAAAACTTCACTGCACAAGAACTGGTTCCACCAGAGGTATTTAAGCTCATTGATGCACACCACATACACCAACTATTTAAACCGGGTTTATTGCAAACCTTATACAAGGTACGTGAGACATTTGGTTCCACTACAGTAAACACGTGGCATCATTCTGACGATGGTCACACAGGGCATAGATACAGAGGCTATCGGCCTTTAGATTGCTTGATTGGTGCAAAATCCAGCCAACACAAATTTGGTGCCGCTGTTGATTGCGTATTTTCAGGAGTGACAGCGGAAGAATCCCGCCAGTACATTTTAAAGAATCCTGACAAATTCCCAGCAATAACGACGATAGAAGGCCAAGTAAATTGGCTGCATTTTGATATTCGTCCGCGCACCACTGATAAAATTTTTGTCTTCAACCCATGAGGTCAATATGCAACACATGAGATCTAAATTATTCTGCGAGGCTGAGCGTATAAAGTAGGTTATAGATAACCCAAGGCCTAAAAATATGCCTTGGCAAGCGCTGAGTATCGTATCAAAACTTAAAGTAAAAAAGGCAAAAAATGGCAACTTTAAATGAAGCGCGTAAATTTCTTAATGAGATTTGTCCAGGTGCAACAATCGAAAAGGTTAATCAAGAGGGCGATATATCCGCTTTTATGACGTTGGCAGGTGAATATTTATTTTACGGCCAAAATAAAAATCATGAATTTCATAAAGACCCCGGCTGGTCAATGGCTAAATTTTGGAGCGAATTGATAGAAGAGATTGATAACAGTACCATTGAAAAGTCACCTGACACTTTGCAATAGTGAATGGCATTACTGCATCGACAAGTAGCCAAAACAAAACAGAAAGAGGATTCATAATGAAAATTACGCAACAACAATTAGTAGATCTCGGTGCGTGTAAGCCGGGTTTTGATCGGTTTATCGAACAAACAGGCAATACGGATCAGCCAGTTAAAATATTGAACTTGATCGGTGGGAAAAATACCACGGATGATCTTTTATGGTTCGCTGGTGAAACATTACCAAAAATGAAGATTGTAATATTTGCCGTTGAATGCGCTGAAAGTGTGTTGCATCTACACACCGATCCACGTGTTCTTGCTGCTATCCAAGCGGCCAGGGATTGGATAAAGGAACCGTCCGAGGTGCATAGATTAAACGCCCGTGATGCCGCTGATAATGCCGGTGATAATGCTCCTTCTGCTGCTGCTTATGCTGCTGCTTATACTTCTTCAAATGTTGTTATCTATGCTAGTAATGCTGCTCGTCATGCTAACGCTGCACCTAATGAAGCGGTTAAAACCTCACTGATTCAGCTGTTTTCAGAGTAAAACCGATCAACCACAAGCCCGGCTATCTAATGCCGGGCAAACTAAATTAAACCAATTTTATTTAAAAGTTGCAGTCTGTCATCAGTGTGTTAATATCAATTCATCGGCAAGACGCCGCAAGCCACTACCAAAAGCGAGAAATAAAATGACAGCACCAACAATTACAAAGCAAGAACTAATAAAATTAGGCGCAGACCAGGACCTAATTAGCCGGTTCATCGAACAAACCAATAACACCGATCAGCCAGTTGATATCCTAAGTTTAATCGGCGCAGAGAACGCCACGGATGATCTTTTATGGTTAGCCGGTAAAATTCTCCCAAAAATCAAAATTGTACAGTTTACCGTTGAGTGCGCAGAAAGTTTGTCGCATCTACACACCGATCCCAGTGCTATTGCTGCGATCCAAGCGGCCAGGGATTGGATATCGGAACATCCCGAGGGGAATAGATTAAAAGCTCGTGATGCTGCTTATGCTGCGGCTAATGCTGCTGCTTCTGCTGCTGCTTCTGCTGCGGCTTATACTGCGGCTAATGCTGCGGCTAATGCTGCTGCTTATACTGCTGCTTCTGCTGCGGCTTATACTGCGGCTAATGCTGCGGCTAATGCTGCTGCTTATACTGCGGCTTATGCTGCTGCTTCTGCTGCTGCGGCTAATGCTGCTAATACTGCTATCTATGCCGCTTATGCTGCTTCAAATGCTGCTGTTAATGCTGCTTACGCTGCTTATGCTGCTAGTGCTGCTGCTGATTATGCTGCATCAAATGAAGTGGTTCGGGCCTCGCTGATCAAGATGTTTTCAGAATAAACGGAGTAACCACGATCCCTTGATAATCTTTAATTTACGTTGAGCAGATTGAGTTTGAAATTAATTTCAAACTCAATTATACTTAAAGTATTGACACAGACCGGAACCTTTTAGGGGTGTTGATGTCGGAGGAAACTTTCCCAGCCTGTGTGCGGGATATTGAAAGGCAACGCCGGATTTGATTTTATTCTATAAAAAAGCGCATTAACAATGCTCTTTTTTGTTGCAAGATACAGTATCCGTTTATTTACTGCCCCATCTATGCGGCCTATGCCTATCCTGATGATTCAATCTTTTAAATCCATCAATTAGCATTTCATTTGCGCAGTTAATTACATCAGGTTCTAATTTCTTGTTATTTTTCCGATTGACTTTGTAATGAACACCACGAATGTCATACCAATACTGACCAATTTTAGAGTAAACGTGACCCTCAATACAGTCATGCCAGATCTCATGATTGGCTTGCCCTACAATGTTTCTTAATATTAGACTAAACCGGTAGCACTCACCTTCAGTATAGAGCCTGACGGCATCAGGATTACTATCTCGTATAGCGCCTATAATGGCAACAAGATGTTTTTTTGTTGGTTTATTGAACGCCATCATAAAGCCTCTTTGCTTTTGAATGAATTGAGTTTGACTTTTTATTTATCTGATCGTAAAAATAGCGTGGCCGAATATCTCACCCTAAATAGTTTTAAATATTAAGCCAGTAAATACAATCGTGTATTACTGGCCCTTCGCAAAGTTTTAACCCTGTGTTTATATACCCCTGACCTTATCACATTATATTGTTTAGCTTTGATTGATTCAAAGTGATACCAACCAATATAATAGACTTTAATTCCAAGCCTACTTAAATTTAGGTCCAAAAACTGCTTTTTTACGGCCTAAAATAGTAACAGCTGCATATCTGAATGCGTCTGCCCCGTGTGATGACCAATCATGTAACGGTTGATCACGCCAGCATTCGCCTTTATCATTCCATGCTTTTCGGTATGCCTCCAGTGCTTTAATTCCAAGCTCGCAGGTCTTTTCGTCAAAAACCGATTTATCTAAAAGTTTCCTGGCGTGATTTATACCCTGATCAACACCCAGCTTTGGCACTGTCTGAAATATTATTTTATACAATTGCCCGTCATCATCTAAATCAAACCCTATTGCGGCCACTTGTTTAGTTGTTTTTGCTCCAGTAGCTGAAAATTGCCTATTGTCGATATCATGGGGGCCGTAGTGAGTGCCATACGTGTACTTCTTGGCAATCCCTCTATTCCTGATGTATTTAGCGTAATGATCCAAACCTTCACCGCTGTTTTCATAGTAATCAACAAAATGAATTTGATTGTTAATTTCTTGCCAAAACCAAATTGCAGTTGAATCACCTACGCCCAGATCCCATGCTGTATTAACCCTAGCGTCATTGCCAAATCCTGAGCAAATACGTTTTTCTTTGTGTATTTCGGTAAATTGAGTTTTATAGTAAGCGCCTTGAATGGTTTTTTCAAACGCTTCTTCAGGTGTTGTTGGGTATTCCTGCCGCATCTCATCCCGTAGAGTGTTCCATTTACCAGAATACCAAGCTCTTCGATCGTCATTAATAACTATACCAAGCGTAGCTTCTAGATTATCAAAGTAAGGGATCAGCGTTTGCGCTATGTCGCCGCCCGGTAAAATATATTCTTCCCTCTGGAACCAGCTGTAAAAATGCCCCTTCCAATCGAGATTTGATAACACTTTTTGAAGCCTCACATTTTTTAGGCCGTCCTGACAGATTTCATAATAATAACCCTCCCGCCCATCTGCTGTAGACTCCAGGGTTATACTTCCGTTGACTGGTACAGCCTCAAACGCACCGCTGATTATCTCTTTTGCAACGTCTGGGCTATTCCTGCATATTTTTCCAAATTCAGACACGTGTAAATCATCCAGTGTATCACCCCGGTACCCTGTGCTGACCTCTACACTGGATCCGTTAGAAAATACATATGAGTTACTAGTGTCTGATTTTGCTAATGGCAGCTCATACCCCATTTCTGAGATGATCTCTCGCTGCACCTGGGTTATTGACTCAAACGCGAATTTTATTTTATTGCGGAATATTTTTTTGGCGTCATCCATTTTATGACATATAACACCGGAGGCAAAATTAGCAACAAACAAACAACTGTCCAAGTTTTGAATCATTTTAAACGTAGTAAAACCTAATTGCCTGACCTTTAAAATAACATCCCTTGTGTGGCTGTTTAGATAGTAGTGTTCCTGTTCTTTGTTTGCTTTAAATGTGATCACTTTGCTTGCGCAATCCTCGTCCTCGTCCGGGCTTGCCTTTGTCTTTATCTTGTAGAGCGTGTTAATCCTAAACCAGGTGTAGGTCATGGCCTCAGCCATTTGGTCTATATTAAGATCGCTTACATTGTTTAAATACCAACACGCTTGATTGTGGTTCTCAGTGCTTACTGCCACCTTTTAGCCTCTGCTCTAAAGTTAACTCGCCAGTATGCGCTACCTCTGACTGTGTCGGTTTGTCATATCCCATCAATTTAGCAAGCTGAGCTTTTGCGACTTTTGAATCATGTATTTTTATTTTGAACCCTTCCTTGCCCGCCGTTAGCTCAGTGATCAGTGATAAATCCGACTCGGATAGCGCGTTAGAACTTTTAAACTGCCATACAGATTGAGTTGTCGGATTACCCTCTTCATCACTAACAATCGTATCGCCAAAAGTTATAAGTTTTGATAGGGACCCACGCGCCTGATTAGTCAAGGACCTTGCCATTTCATCGCGGGACATTATAGCGTCATCTACACGTCCGTAATGCTCTGACGCCATTGACCCAATGAATGCAACAACATTAAGATTTGATAAGATTTGACTTACGCTGGTTCTTAGTGTCCTGTCTGCCTTTGCTTTGCCTGATGAGTTTTTATAGGCGTCAACATCGCTCATCCCCTTGATCGAGTTTAATGATATTTCCCTTTGTAACGGAGTTAATTTATCAAACAGATCTTTTTGCTCCTGCGTCATTTTGAATTGCTTTACCATAATGGCCTCGCGCGTTACTTTTTTAATTGTGATAGTTTATTATACACAAATCGCAACAGGAAACAAATAACCACATTATAGGCGGAGTTACTTACATTAGGGCACATTGCCATCAGGGTTTTTATACGTCATCGTTAATCCTAACTGACACATTTTAAATTTAAATTCAGAACCCGATCCAATGGGGCAATTAATTGAGTAATATTTTTTTTGCTTCGGGTAATTGTCAACCTCAACGCTCCATGTGTTTTTCATATAGCAAATTATTTTCGCGACCGTTTTCCTGTGATGATTGTACAACTCACAATGATAGCGCGCATATGGGTTTTTAATCAGTCGGATATTGTCGAAAATTTCATGCGGTAATAATTTCACTTTCCTTCCTTATTCTTAACATACAATCCTAAAATTTTATAACCCACTTTTAGACTAATTAAATACCATAAAACCATTGCCATAATCCCTGTGCGATCAAACATAAATACTGCTTTTTTATGATTTAACCCTTAATATTTTTGTTATGGCGCAATGCACCGGCTATTCCAGGTCCCACACATCAGAGTGAATAAAATCTAAATCTTTGGATTCTTCAAGGTCCGCAAGTTTTTTGCGGACCTTTGTTGCTTTTTCAGTATCGTTGGCGTTTCGATACCATAACGGTTTTCGGCTGACTAGAGCACCGACTTTCTTTTGCTCAGACATACTCATGATTTTAATCCTCATAGTTTATAGAAATACTCAGATGCTCCGGGTCGATATAACCCGCTGACAGATTGACAAACACTAAATCCTTTTGATTGCAATAATGGCGCTAACTCGGCATTTCGTTCATTTGATACAGTAATCTGAATATTATCACTGTCTAATGTTGATATTGCCAACCCCATTAAATCATTACCCACGCCCCCACCTCTATATTTCGGCGAAACATAGAATGTACAAATCTTATTTTCTGATATGCTTTTTTTCAGCAGCGCGACACCTACAATTTCATACCCGTTGTGAGCTAAAACGACCAGCCTCTGACCTGTACCAAGACTGTTACAAAAAGTAAAATTAAACCATGATTTAAAATTAGGATAAAGAGGTTCAACGTTAGCTAAAAAACTATATAATGCTGAACGGTCAATTGAGTTCAGTACCTCAAAAGTGAACACTTTCTTTCGCCGAAATATACTCATGATTCTAATTCTCAATTTTTGGTGGTTTTGTTTTACCAGCACCCGTAGGGACGATTAACACTATCTTACCCGCGCAATTGAAAAAAGTGATTAATGGTGCTTTATTCATTGACTGGGTGTTCTAAACGTGTACCTTGATGATGGAACCTGCTATCGTCTATATTTAGCTCGATACCGTGCGCCTCAAAAACCTCACTATAAAGCGAACTCAACGCCCCCACTGTGAAGTTTTTGTTTGTAGGCCAAACCAACGGGAGCATACAACCTACGCAATGGTTTGCTATGGCTCGGTCAGCGTCGGCAACGTCATAAAGTGTACACTCTCTATCCAGTACAACGGTCATAGTTACTGTTCTCATCGTTTAATCCTCAATTTTTGTTATGGTGCAATGCACCGACTATTCCAGGTCCCACACCTCAGAGTGAATAAATTCTAACTCTTTGGCCTTTTCAAGCTCTGACAGCACGTTACGCGCTATACGTTGCATGGATCTTTTATTGACCCTGCGCCATGCCAACGCTAGAGGTGTGCGCTCGATAAATGTGTCTAATGTATCAGTGTTGTAAGTGCATGATTTCATAATGTAAGCCTTGGGGTTGTTTGCTGCGTTTCAGTAATTTAATAATAACACACCCAGTGCGGGATGCAACTTTTAAATCAAATTGGTTTAAATTAAATTCCCGGCAATTAGATAGCCGGGATCGTGGTTGCTCGGTTTTATTCAAATATTCCTGTTTCTTTTAACGCCCTATTTTCCGTTTCAGATCCACGGTAACCGCTAAAATCTTCTTCGAACTTTTCGGCGGTTATTACCGCGTAAAAAGGCTCGTCGGTTTCGCTCCAACTTTGCGGGCCGACATATGGCCTACCATTTAAGTTAGTTGCTATGATTAAAACATTCCCGTCTTCTTTTCTGTATGCCATAGCCACCATTTGGTTAATAGATGTTTTGCCGATTTGTTCAATATTTCCATACGGAATTGTAACGCCGCCGATTTTGTTTAGTACTTTTGTTAATGAGACCGTTTTCATGTTTTTTTCCTTTATTGATTTTACTTCAGTGCAGTAAAATATTACTCGCCCTGTTTGTCTAATAAGGGCGACTCACGCCACCTCTTTATTTTATATTTCCTGTGGTTGATTGATTTTGGTTGACAGTTATCTTAGCTTTGCTTAGTATACAAATATCAGCTTGTAGATGACCACTGATTTAAGCCACTACATAAGCAACCGTTTATCGGAGAAAAGCCTCAATCATTTGATTGGGGCTTTTCACTTTATATAGCGCCGTTCAAAACCCCTTGATTTTATGACATTCAGGCCATGCACCGTTTGCAAACACCTGTTTATGCTTTTGACGTTTGGTTTTAATGTTCATAATTTCCTCTTTGTTTAATTATCGATTATAAGCATCATAATTATATCTCCTGGGATTGTGTATTTAAATTTAAGGTAAAAATAAGGGCTTACGCCGCCCTTAAAGTGATCACCCAGCCATTGTTTTTATCAGCCAGCTCTTTAATCTGATTAGTCAATCTTGTTTTGAACTCCCAAACAAAGATACTCGCAGAATCATTAATAATGCAGGCATGAACAAACCCATCGGCAACAGCATTTTTAACGTATGAATAAAATGGCCCGTCCCCGATTATTCTACCGACTGGCGAAAAACATTTATATTTTTCTTTTTCATTGACCACTAAAAAGTATTCGTTTTCAATTAATTTCACAAGGCCCTTTACAGTTTTAAACGTGCCAGGGGCATTGTTAACGGATTTATGTATCTCTGCCGAATTGTTAGCAGGGCAATCATGACTATTGATGTGATCCATAAATTCTGCTTTATTTGAAAAGGGTAAATTAACTTTAACAGACGGAGTAGGTTTGATTTTAACTAATGACATTGTGTTATCCTCTTGGTGGTTTGTTTAGCTTTAGGCGGTGCGCCTTGTCGATGAATTAATAATAACACACTGAGCGGAGACTGCAACTTTTAAATTAAATCAGTTTAAATTAAATTCCCGGCAATTAGATAGCCGGGATCTTGGTTGCTCCGTTTATTCTCAAAATAGATTGATGAGTGAAGCCCTATCAGCCGAGATCATACGTTTAGGTTAAATATTAAAATTAAATACTGGCTCACGCAATCCGCACCACGCGCATAATTCAATCAATGTTTCTTTGCCCACCAAGCTCCTGTATTTGAATCCTTTATTGCCCAAGACTATGTAGGCCTGTTCTTTGGTGACAATTTTTAGTGATAACAGGCAGTCGGCAGCACGGGGGGATAATCCATCAGCCCAGCTACCTTTTTGTTTAAACATATTGGTAGCGTCTTGATCCATAAGTGATCGAACCCAAGGTGCAAGTTTTTTCCCAGGCGACAGTTTGGCCGCTTTGACAAAAAACGCCTTGTCTTCGGGTGTCACCCGCAATACTATAGTCGCAGTGGCCGGATCGTTTTTTTTTGCATTTTTGTTACCTGGTTTCATTGTCTTCCCCCATTTGTTTAAACTCCCCCTCAGTAACCCAAGCTCGGCTAAAACCATGGTTGGTAAACAAACTGGCCAAACCGCTAATTTGCTTTAGCCTTAACAGTTCATCAGCATCCATACCGATGTGTCTTAATATCCATTGGTCGGACATGCCGGAATCGACCAGTTCGGCAACAATATCCCGCATTAAATCAATGGAGTGAGATCCCCGTGCGCGGTTGTGTCGAATGGTCGAGGCCATTCGGTTGGCTTTGTCTTTGTCGATGACGCTAACCGGTAATAGTCCTCCTTCTCTTTCTCTGATCCGTTTACTCGTGAGCATTGTGGTGTAGCGGTGATAACCATCCACAATCTCGTAAACGTCTTCCTCTGCAATGTGATAGCACACCACCGGCATGGTATAACCGTCTTCCCAAATAGACACCTCTAGTAATTTCATTTCAGGCGGAGCCACCTTATTGGGGTTGTACGCGTTTGCGCGGATTTTTTCTAGCGGAATTCCTTGTACGTTATACACTGGACTAGGCATTTTCATTATCCTCTTTTATGGTCATTTCCCATTGACCAAACATCTTCTGGTCACTTTCTGTTGACTCGCCTTGCGTGATTTTTGTGATTTTCATTGCTTTCCCCTACAGCGACTTGTATTTCGCAATCGCAGCTTTTCGCTTTTCGCTTTCAACTTTTGTTTGACTGAATCCCATAAATTTACACAAATGGTCATTTTTTAATATACAGATGGCCATGCGCTTATATGATGGGACTGATTGAAACTCTTTCACATCGGGTTCATCCGGATAAGCATTAAACGTGACCAGCTTTTTGTCGGAGTTGTAATTGCTTTTGCCACCCACCACACACTCAATGCCTATCCCGTGCAACTCGGTAATGGTTTCTTCTGACAATACGCCACCGCGCTCCCGCCAAAACTTGATAGAGGTGGCGAACTTTTCTCGATAGGTCGCTGCTGTTTCGTCCGGCAAGGTCTTTAGCAGAAACTCAACATAAGATTGCCAAGTATGCCCTTTTGGCAGTTTTATTTTTTTCCATCCGGTGGCGCTGGTACCGCCATAGATGGCGCAAAAATTAGCGCCATGAACCCGCCCTATCATACTGGCCCAAATGCCCGGTTCTAACACGCGATACAGTTTAAGGCTATTGATCGCCCAATCGTTGAAGGGGCTGGCGACCCGCATTTCATGCACTGACAACCCGGCATAATGAAACAAATCATAGAGATTATTGTAGTCAAATTCGAATTTGGCATTGGCCGTCCACACATCTTCCGCAGTCCAATCATAAACGGGGTAGCCGGTATACACGTCCTTGATAATTTTGGTAGTCCAAGGCTTATCGTTAAAACAACTCTTTTTGGCTACAATCGCCCGGTATCGGTTGAGGCTTTCTTGCGTTCGTATTCCAACCAGCCCAATCGTTTTACCTTTTTTGCCGCCAACATGCCGGTGATACCAACCTCCAAACTGCCGATATACGTCCTCTTGAAGCATGCCGTATTTGTAAAAATCGAATTGATGATTGTCGATGTTGATCACACACTCATCTGTTGGCATATCTCGCACCCAAATGTCCTTTTTGGCACATTCCCACGGCAGCCAGTACTGCTCAAACATTGATGTCGCGGTTTTGCAAGCCATGGGGAGGCACACCCAATAAGGGGTGATTAAATCCAGATTATCACGCAGGGTACGCTCAACATACTCTGTGGTGGCCGAGTACTGGGCCTCAAAATCTTGGTGGAACACCCCAATTTTTTTGGTGATATTGTTTTCTCGCATGTACTGGAGTGTAGTCTCCAGTAAAATCCCACTGTCTTTACCACCAGAAAATGACAGGTAAATATTGTCAAAGTGCTCAAAGATGTACTTTAGCCGCTGCTGAGTGGCTCGGTAAACGTCAATACTTAACCTTATGTCAGTTCGCATTATAATGATCCTATTAAGTTTTTTAACTGGCCCTTACCCATGTCTTTGACAGCATCAATCTCGCTGCGAAAGACGCCTAGTGCATCGGCTTTCATACCAATGGCTGACCGTATTCTGTCTTCTATGCCACAATTAACCCAAATATCAAAATAGCTTACCGGCAACGTTTGACCAATCCGATGTAAACGGTCCTCGGCCTGTATCCGTTCACTATATTTAAACGTATTGGTGTAAAACAAGGCGTGGTGAGATTCAACCAACGTCAGTCCATAGCCGCCACAACTGGCCGTGGCAACAAATACCCCGCCCAGTCGGCGCCACCGAGCCAAGCTATCTGCCCTTTGCGCCTCGTTCATATCGCCGTAATACTTACTGATATTGATATCTGGCAGTTCTTTTTCTAAGCAAGATTGAACCGATGCCACCGAACGGCGATATTTTACCCAAACCACTACATGCTTACCTTGCAATTGTCCAAGATGCCGGATAAGTTCCCTATTCTTCAAGGTGTCGATGGCTTCTCCGGCACCCGGGTTGTTTGCGGGGATCACCCCATTAACCACAGATTGTAACGCTGAAAACAGCCGAAAGATGGCCCCGCCCATATCATCAAAGTCTAAATCTTGCGCTTCCTCTTCAAACGCCTTCTTGGCATCTTGGTAATAGGCTTGTTGTTCGCCAGTCATTTCAACCAAGGCGTAGTTCGTCGTTTTGGTCGGCAAGGTCAAGCACTCTTCTTTGGTGACCTGATAAACGTAGGGCGCAATTTTAGCCCCCAGCCAATCAGTGTGGTACCGCTCTTTGATCATCCCCTTAAAGTGCTCACTGTATTCCAGGTGCTTGCGTCTAAAGGCGTACCACGATGTATAACCTAAAATTTTGGTGCTCAGAAAGGTGATTTGTGTATATAGGTCTTCAATACCTTGACTGATAGGGGTGCCATTCAATACCAGGCGATACCGCGCCCGACCACCCAGCAAGATCAGGCGTTGTGATCGGTTTGAACGATGCCCCTTTATAAATGAACTTTCATCAACAACCAACATGGTTTTGTCATCGATAAGCCTGTCCATGGCCATAACCACCCGATCACTACTACCCAGACTCTCCAGTCCCACAATATGCCAAAACTTGTTAGGCAGATTATGGGAGGCCGTCTTGTTGTTGAACACATTAACATCACCCGGTATGCAAGATGTGTGTTGCATGATTTGATCGTGCGTGTTTAGCTTTAACGACACAGGACAACACCAAACCACCTTGCTGATCTTTTGTCTTCTCAAAAAGGCGAGCATAATAACCACTAGGCTTTTACCCGTGCCCATGTCCATAAACAAACCGCCAACCCTCAACTTCATCATTTTCATAAATGCGGTGTCTTGATGGGTTAGCGGTGTCGTGGTGATGGCCCAATCAGTCATCTAACAAGCTCTTATCAATGCCTATATTTTCCAAGACTGGTTCAACCGATTCAATATCAATTCCTTCTGAGACTGGTAATGCCCGTTTGAGCAATTGGCTTTCATGTGCTTCTTTTGTTGACTTTATAAGAGCTTTGGCCCCAGGAGAAACATGCAACAAATGACGGCTGATCATATCCTCGATGATGTCCACATACTTGCACGGAAGCAACCATTTTTTGTGCTCATAATGACCGCGCTTATCTGCATCATTAAGAACTCGAAGTTCATTAAACAATGAATGATTATCATCAAACCAATGTACCGCGAATTTGCCACCTTGATTTACCACCCAACGCGGATATCGAGGTTTAAACTCTCCTGCCAATGCTTTTTCTTTTACCTCAACATCTAGACACTTAACAATAATGTTTTTGGCCAGTATGTGGTTAACCACTTCGGCGGCTCTATCCAATAGAGCCCCATCAATCACACTGCATTCGAGTACCCACAACTTTCCATTCCAACGGAAAAACAATTGATGCATAATTTCGGTTAAAGTTGTGAATCGATTTGGAAAATGAACCAAAACGTGGTTGAACCTAGCATCTACAATAACCTCGGCAATTTCTGGACTAGCAGGTTCTTTTGGGCGTACGGTAGCCTCTTCAAGAACTTTTACTGCTTCAGGTTTACTATCTGACAGTTTGCGAACTGTCAGTGGGAGGGTTTTTTTAAACAGAGATTCAGCATTAAGATCACGATTATCAATCCACTGTCGAACATCAGTTTCTACTTGAAGTAGTGTGACAAAACAGTCAAAAGCGTCGAGCTGATTTTCTCCCTCAAGTTCGCAGCTTTCAAATAACACCGCTTGATTTTGTTCAAACCAATCAAACGAATATGTGATGATTCGCTTGTGACGGATAACAATTGCCCAGTCAATCTGTTTATCCGACCCAACCAGTTCAGGCAAGCCATGCTCAAGGCTAAAAGCGATTGCCTCATCTCTTTCTTGTTTTTTCTTTTTTTCTTCACACAACTCACAGATTTTCCCATTTTGCGAGTGCCAGTCGGCACGTCTTTGTGATTCTTTTGAGTTGCACCCGGAAAACTGCATTTTGATGTCGGTTCCGCATGATACACATCCGCAGTACGCTCTTGCCATTTTATTTCTCCAGTTATTCCTGGTCCCGCCAGGTCGGTTACTATAGGTTAATTATACTTAACTAAATTTGTTTTGTATATACATATCGACGGTTTGTTTTTGAGTTTCATTTACGGTTTAGGTTAGGCGGCGAACCGCCCCGGTTGATGTAGCTACACTATATCAGTTTAAATCTACGTGCAAGCTATATTTTACGTTTACTAATTTAAATTACGTGCGAGTATTTATTTACATGCATCATTAGTAGTGGCATGATAACCGTAGTTTTTTAATCACTGAGTATTTATTTAAATGAATTCCCTACAATTAGCATTATTTTTTTCAACATTTAAAACAAAACCCGAGCTACAAGCTGCTATTAGGAGCTTTTTAACGGATAACTCGCAGAGTATGTATTCTGCTGAGCAAAAGTACGAGGTGAGCCGGGGGAGCCTGGCACGGGCTTTAGAGCGGGTGGATAAATATCATCAGTTTACGTTAGAAATGGCAAAACTGGAATAAATCAAATTACACGTAAAATACCGCTTGCAAGTTTATTTTTACGTGTTATAGTTACCCCATCGAAGCGAAACAAAGCAAAGGAAGTTACTATGAATTTATCAATCCAGGGCCTTAACGACTTATTAGACGGTAGTCAGTACCAGGCAGTAGGTATCAGAGCAATGACAGGCGGGTTTGTAGTTAACCCAGGGGATGAAATCAATGACAGTTTTGTATGGGTTGATGGTGAATGCACTGACGAGACCTTGGAGGGTGCTAGCGCACTTAATTTAGAGTTTGACGGTTGGGAAGTGCAATCGGACCGATTTAATGAAATGCTTTTACAGTCAAAATCATACGGCCACGAAAATCAGTTAGTCGTTGTTGGCTGTTGCGGTAATGACCACTACGAGGGAAATGATATGAATGAAGTGGTTTTGCCAAACGCTGTATGCATTGCAATAATTTAACCTCATTGAAACAAAGCAAATTAAGGTATTGTCATGGTGAACGTGTTAAATGCCCACATTGCGGCGTAATGACAGAGGTTTGGTAACTCGTTAGATAGGCCGTGATTGTTATTTAACTGGCTACTACCGACAAAGCCCGCAAGCGCGGGCTGATAAAGTCAGGGGGAGATTCAGCCCCGGTCTGTTTAAAACGTGGTCGGTTGCGCGACACCGCGAATCGCCCACATAAAGCCCTGTTGCAGATTGGTTCTACCCAGGGCCACCGCGCGTTTATCCGTCGAGGCATCAGATTCGAGCGCCGCGATAAATTCGCCGACTTGTTCAGCCAATGCTTTACCCTGATTCATTAAATCAATCTCGCGCTGCGAAAGGTCGCGGTACCCTTTTATTTTCTGGTGTTGATTGTCCATTTTAAATTCTCGCTCTTTTTTATATTATTGAGTTACTACATTAAGTTTTGTCGCCACAAGTACAGTGCCGATGAATTCATATTAACACAAATTATTGATTATTGTTTCGGCCTGCCCTTTATTAGCCATTAATACACTATCACCGTTGAGGTATACAGCCTGGAAACCTCGGCTTTCGTAATATCGCTGTAGATTAAAACCCTTTAGTTGAGGTTCTGCTGTTAGAGCCACGAGTATGTCTACTTTTGTAACATCTAATGTCTGACTCTCAAAATTCGACATCAAAACCTTACCGTATCCCTGCCCTCGCCATATACGCTTAACGTATAGCTCAGCTAACAAACCCACCGTACCATATTTATCGCGTAAAATCGAGATCAGCGCATTGATGTAGCCGGATTTGTCAGGCAATGAAAGTATTAATTCGCCTTTCATCCATTTATAGCTCTCATCGTCGCTAGCTATGACTGTTCTGACTCGACCGTGATCACTCTCAGTTAGACATACGTGATCACGAGTCCACATTCCATCCGGCCAATTGCTACCGTTGACTATCATATTAATCGGCCTGTTTAATCTAATTTCCCCTGGTTATGTATTGATTGTTAATCCAACCTTTGTTATCCGATTGGGTTTAATACTGGCCGGATAACAACGGTTGTGTGTTCGGCGTGCGAAGCGCTTGGTTTAGTCGACACGTTAATATCTCCACCCCAAACAATAATGCACTCGGGCGTTGTAAAAATTTTGGGTTGGTGTTTAAACGCATCTAGCTGCCACTCATCAAGATTATGTGTGATTATATCCCTGGCCTCGTCAACAGAGTGCGCAAGGGCTGACACTGTGCTAGGGCCATACTCTATAGCCGCGTTGTCCCAGACGTATAGTTTTAGTTGTTCGTTTAATTTTTTAAACACAGCTTCATTGTTGAGATCTTGATCTTCATAATATGTATCAACTATATCACGGGTTTCGCTATACTCACACAACGGGCTTTGATTATGAATACGCTTATACATACGCTTTGTCGTTATGTGTTGATGAGTCGGGTTTTTCATTTTACATTACCTTTGATTTGTGTTGATTGTGGATTCTATCGCACGAAGAATCCTGATAGAAAACGTACACCGCGTTGGGTTACGTATATGTGGTCTACAACTCGTTGGTTGCGCATTCGACGTGCGCCGCGCTTTGTTTTAATTTTCATGGTTTAGTTCCAGTAGGTTACTGTAGATAGGTTGGCCCAAATCCACACTGTTAAAATCAAACATGCAATAGACGTTATTTTTACCGATTTCCTTACATTGTCCCCTAGCAAGAATCCAATAGACATTAATATAATTATCACCGATAGCAGAGTGTTAACACATAATATAAAATGAATCATGGTTTAGCTCCACTTGCCCGTTTTACGTAGATAGGTGTTACACCGCTTACACAACCGCCATACTTGGTTACGATGGCCGCCAATGCCCCGCTTGACCGTTGCAGTTTGACCACATCCACAACGGAATCGTTTTACTTGTTCCTTCATAATTTTTTATCCTGCGGGGCTACTGCCCCGGTCTGTGTTTAAATTGGTTCACAAAACGATTTTCGGGCTTTGTCACATCTTGTTAATTGTGGCCCTAGTTGTTTTTGCACTGCATCAAACAAACCAGGGACAGCTTGCGCGTGAGGCTCTAAATAATGTCGACCCAACTGGGCGTAAAAACCCCTTAAGTAAGCTTCTGGACCATATGTGAACATTGCCATCAACGCTCGCGCCTCTTTTTCCGGCAATTCAAAATGCAGTGTTGCCTCAAGTGTTGCTTGGTTTGTTACTTTCATTTTCATTCCAGCGGGGCCAATACCCCGGTTTGTTAAATAATTGACTCGTCTTTTACTCTGGTACGATTCCAATTTTTTTTACAGCATTGCAACTGACTCTAGATGTATAGCAGGCTCCGATATTTAAAAGCGCCCTCACCATTTCTAGCTGGCTGCGTCGGATTTAAGCTAACTTTCCTATTTAAATTCCGTGGCTTTGTCGTTAAGCACTCGTAAAGCCAGTTACAATATTGTTGGCCGTGTTCTGGCCTATTTCGGTTAGCTCCTTGCTATCACCGACTAGCATCCCACCATTATCTCCATTGCCAGTTATGCCCGTTAACGTTAGGCTCCGCCATTTTTACCTATTTTAAACCGGTGACGCGTTATCTTGGTGTTCGTCATCAGCTACAATTTCACCGCTAACCAGATCATAACTATGAATCGTACCAATCTCGCCGAAATCCGGTGTAACACCATGAGTTTTACACCAGGTTGCTATTAAGTTATGCAAACCATTGGTTAGCTCGTCTTCGGCTTCGATTGATACATCCAAGTAGTCCTCTGCGCAATCACCCCCTATATCCTCTGCCTGACACTGCATATCCTCCAATATTACGTGAGCGTTGGGAAAAAATTTATGGTTTTCAACCGTTATTACCTGACAAATAAACACGGTTTGTTGATCATCGGCATTAGTGCGAGCGTCGGCCAATGCCGATTCTACCGAGTCAAACAAACCGTTATCAAATCGATAATTGTCCCAACTGTAACTAAAATTACATTTATTAATCAGTTTTACCATGTTAGCCTCTGGGTGGTATTTATTATGAACAGCCTGGATTTGTTCAAATAGTTTGTGACTGTCAGGGTAGTTGCCAGGTGAATTTCCTTTAGCCGGCCTAGCCTGTTCTATGATGCGTTGGTATTTTCTTAATTCATCAGTCTCTTTGCTCGATATGCTCATTTTGATTTACCTCTTAATTTCTCAACTGTTCGCATTGCACCCAATCCCAACAACATTCCAACTAATTCCATCAAGCCATCACCGGAAAATGGAAACTCTTGTATTTGATTTGCTGCCAAACTTTGCATTGCCCAAAGATAGGTAGCAACTGCGTATTTAACGGGAAAGAAGAAAAACAACCCCAAAGCTGAAACCCACAATAAAGCTGGTCGCCCACCAGCTACAAAAAACGACGCGTGCCGGGCTGACTCTATGTTTGCCATGGCTTGCATCAGTTCAGGTTTCAGTTTTATCTCTTCTAACTGATTATTTAACTGCTGGCGCTCTTCATCTGACGTAAACAACCTGTCCCCAACTTTCCCCACCTGTTCAATGATGGTTCCTGCATCACCACCAATAAACTTTGTCAAAAAACTCATACACACCTCCAATTAATTAGAATAAATATCAATACTGATACTGATACACCTGCTTTTATAATTATAATGCACTTACATTGTGCGCTTAAATGCAGTAAAAATCAAACCAAATCAATTATATTCTGCTGCATTTAAGCTAACGCGCTGTTAATTTGAGAATTTACTTTTTATAATAGTAAGAGCTAAACTTTCTTTGGTTTTTGCGCTAATATCACACCAGTCGATTAAATGCTTTTCGTAGATGTATTCAAAAAGACTAATCCAATCAAGTTTTCCAAATCCTTTTTGGTTGTGATTTGCGCCTGCTATTTTTACAATATCGTCAAGCATTGATGCCTTTTCCATTTGTAATGCGTGAGACAAATGATTACCTTTATCAGACAGTGATGCTTCGGACCACCAAACTTTAGGGTTTTTTGTTATAGCATGAATGTAACTGATTAATTGTTTGTAGTCCGTCCTGAAAATGTTAAATATTTCTTTTGCTTCATTGGAAAATTTAATGTAAAACTGGTCGGCAGCGTCGATACTACCCGCGTCTTTTGCCCGCACTATTTTTCCCCCATATGTAACATTTTTTGACAAAGATAAGTCATGAACATATTCAACTACGTCGACAAGTGTCCCTGTAAAGCGATAGGTAAAGTTTTTGAAATTAAACCGAACTTCGAAATTAAAACAACCAGGACACTGGATATCTATCAGATCAGCCGAAAATAATTTTAATGCTGAGCGCATTGCGTCAAGCAGAAAAATACCTGGAACTGTGAACAAATCAAAAGCTTGAACAACGAGATCAATTTGACTTTTAGTACCAACAAAAGTATTAACAAATCCATTGAATCTCATTGTGCATTTAAATTTACCAGACCCGATGTAAATTCGACTAAGTACATCAAGCCCTGTATTTTCTGGCGAGTCAGTAGTATTTAGCGGGTGACCCTCACAGTGATTAACTGCCCTGTTAATCTCAGTTGTCTTTTCTTTATTTAATAGCTCATAATTAAATGCACCTGCTATCACTTTTGTAGTTATGAATCCTGCGGCGGCTAAATCCCTTAAACTGCCCTGTTTGGTATTGAAATGCCTTTGCAACGCTCGCATTGTTTCCGGCGAAGCCTCAGTCACTGAATTAAATTCATCCACGCTCAACGGAATGTTGCTACCACCGCAAGCAAAACTATAGGAAGGTCCACCAGAACCACAGAATACACCAACACTACCACCACCGCCGCCATGAAATATCGTGTCAGGTGGCTCACTGGTTACTTTTGCACCGTTTTTATCTTTATCGGTTGCAAATTTATTTAAATGCAACTTCCCAGAATCAAAACGTGCGCTATGCCAGTTTATAACGTCGCCTGAATCATGGTTGATAAAGTTAATATCAAATCCCCCACAAGTGGGTTTTACAACCAAATCTATTTCACCATTTTTAATTACCAATGGGCCGTCATGCCCTGGCAATGAGATCACTTGAGTCTTTTTTGTTTCAACTTTCATCTTCACTCTCTTTATATTTTTTTACATTTTAATCAGCGGAATTATCTTTTGACTCTATTTTAGAATCTATTTTTCCTCTTTTTTTTGGCGTGTAGCATTCAACAAAATTAGGATCAGGTTGCGGCGGGGGATAGCTAACAAAATGAGATCCACCACCGAACGGCGTACTAGTATCAAAATCTTTATTTTGATCAACTTCAAAATCGTCGTTAACAAGCTCCCCTTTTTCAATATCATAAACCGAAACTTTACCACCGGTGTAAATATCCCGCTCAACTGCATACTGCACCGCATCACGTGCAGACTGACCAAAATCAAGGGCAGCCAAGGCAAAATGCTGACCAGTGCCGATCGCCCAACTTGATTCTAAAGAATATGTAAATAATTTAAAATCCTCACCGACTCCACAGGCAAAAGCCTCATGATTCCTAACAAAAAAGGCACCAACCTGTGTACTTTCGCAAAGACCCCCAGTAGTAAATGCATGAATAAACTCTTGCTCAGCGTCTAAATTACCGCATAAAAAAAGCAGATCATCACCAGCACGGACCATTTTTTGGCTATCTAAACGAACAATTACATCACCATTAGTTAGCTGTCCGTCAAAAGCAATTTGACCAGCCTCTTTGTCATACACTATAGTTGTCATTATGTTTCCTCTTTTTTTGACCTTTAATTATACCATATTAATTAACTAATATAGCAATTTATTTATCTAATATAACACGATTTCCAGTTAATAACGCAAGTGAAAAATCACGGGCCTTATAGCAGTCCTCAGCTTCAAACCAGGCAAAATGACAATCAACTTCTTTGATTTCCATCAGGACAGCGAGTCGTTTATAAGCCCTGCCTGCACCAATTAACTTACAAAGGGCCGTAAATGGAACTTTGCATTTTGCCCTAGTGGCTCTTAATTTTGCTTTAGCCATTGTGCCAATGGGGATGTATGTCCATACATGACATCTTACGTGGCTGTCGCACGGTTCACAGCGGTAAATCCAAGGCCACTCGTTCGACTGCCCCCCAAAAACAACAAATCGATCAACTAGATTGACTGGCCCGCCGCAATGCCTACAAAATTTAGGCACAGGCATTGGGTTTTGGTTTTTTATTTTATTTTTCATTTTACGTTTACTTTTGATTTTTGACTTTCGATTTTTGAACTTCGTTATTTCATAACTCGCGGCTTTTTTAATGTAGTTTTTACCTGATTTTGACATTGTGTTCTCGCTCTGTTAAATTTAGTTGCCCGGCATTAGATAGCCGGGATCGTGGTTGCTCGGTTTGCTATGAAAATAGCTTCCTTAGTGAAGCCTGAACCACTCTATTGGATGCAACATAAGCCGCATAAGCAGCATAATTAGGATCAAAAGCATCAGCATTAGCATCATAAGCAGCATTAGCAGCATTAGCAGCATAATAAGCGGCATTATAAGCAGCATTAGCAGCATTAGCATCATAAGCAGCCTTAGCAGCGTAATAAGAAGCATAAGCCGCATTGGCCGCATTGGCAAAAGCAGCAGGATAAGCAGCGTTAAGAGCATTACTAGCAGCATAAGCAGCGTAATTAGCAGTATTACGGGCGTTCAATCTATTCTCCTCGCATGGTTTCCTTATCCAGTCATTAGCCGATTGGATCGCAGCATTATCACTCGGATTATTGTTCAGATGCGACACGCTTTCCGCGCACTCAACGGCAAACTGTACAATCTTGATTTTTGGGAGAGTTTTACCGGCAAACCATAAAAGATCAGCCGTGGTATTCTTTCCGCAGATTAAACTAAGTACATTAACAGCCTGATCAGTGTTGCCTGTTTGTTCGATAAACCGGCTAATTAGGCCCTTGTCTGCGCCAAGGTCTACTAATTGTTTTTTCGTAATTGTTGCCGTTGTCATTTTCGATTTCGCTCTATTTTAGTGGTCGGTTGTGGCGTCTTGCCGACGAATTAATATTAACACATTAACAGTTGATTGCAACTTTTAAATCAAATTGGTTTGAATTAAGTAGCTAGTTAGGATTTTAGGGCAATAAAAAGGCCACCCGCAGGTAGCCAATTTAAGCATTGATTTACAACCCCAATTCTAAATCATCAAAATATTTATCATCTTCACGCTGTTTTTTTAAACGCTGAAAATTATCAATTTTGTAATTTACTTCGATTAATTTATTTTCAAAAACAATTAGTTGTTTTATCAGCATTTCATGCATCAATCCTGCATCAATTATAATTACAGACTCACTATCTATCACTCTTAGCGAATCAACAGTCAGAATAAAGCGTTTTGCTATTGCAATGCTATTCTCTACCTCGTTTTTTTGCTCTAACAATTCATTCATTTTCATTTTTTACCTTTACCTTTACTGTTTTATTAGTTGTTACCAATCGATTCTCGCATTAGATTTTTTAGCCTGCGCCATTGCACTATACATCGACACCAAAAACGGCGCTAGATACGTTACAGCCGCCGCAACTTTATCAATAGACTCATTGCCAAAAATTGCACTATACTGATTAGCTATTGTTAATGCAGTGCCTATTACTATCGACACTCTGATCGCTGCCGGGGCAAATTTAATCATTCTTAATTTTTTCTGCTGAGTAGATATTGGTCTGTAATCAAGGGGTTTCCCGGATTTGATCTTATAGCTCTTGCAGGTTCGATTAAAGGATTTTGTATCCTGTGCTATTTTTTTTTGTGATTCCATGATTATTTTTTACCTGAGTTGTTTATTTTTTTGAATGAGTTTATTGCAGAGGTGAAATCGTCAACTCCGAGGTGTTTGCACGTTCTGATTATTACACTAATCATTGACGGCTTGACACCGGATAGAATTGAAATCTGCTTGGTATTCATTAATCCCTCTTGATAAACAAACTTTATCGCTAGTAGACGTTTACGTCGGTCATCAATCACGCCGGTTACGTCCTGACCCCGGCCAATGCTTACTTTACTGATCAGCCCGGAAACAAACTCATAACTTAGCCCGACGGCCTCAGAAATCTCCTTGATAGTCATTAATTTGCCTTGATAAATAAACTGCTTGCCTCTTTTTGTAAGCCGGTCATCAATCACGCCGGTTACGTCATTACCAGGTTCGATGTTCGATTTATTGATCAGGATGCGAACGTGTGGATACCCCAGCCCGACGGCATTAGAAATATCATGAACAGACATTAATTTATTTTGATAAATGTACTGATCTACTTTATTTCGGTCATCAATAAGGCTAGTTATGTCATGGTCGGGGCGAATGCTTGCTTTGCGGATCAGCCGACAAACTAATTGGTAGCTCAACCCGACGGCATCAGAAATATCACGTATAGACATTAATTGATTTTGATAAATGTACTTTATCCCTGATCTCCCCCCCCCTTCACGCCGGTCATCAATTAGGCTGGTTACGTCGTGGCCGGATTTGATGCTGGATTTACGTATCAGCTGGACAACCAAATTATAGCTTCGCCCAATGGTCTCAGAAATATCACGCATAGACATTAATTTTCCGCTGTATAAATAAACTACAGATTTACTCATTACTGATCACCTTTTTTAACTTGAGTTCGTTTCATTTGACGCTGACCAAAACCCCTCAAAACCAATTCGGTAACGTCGCTGCCAGGTGGGTAATTGCCTGATTTTATTCTTTTAACAATTCCGTGATATCCAACGCAGGAATTTTCTGACAGCTCTTTTTGTCCCATTAACTTACCCATAAGCAACCATTTACCGGCTTTTCTTGCTGGGTTTAAAGCTAACTCTGTAACGTCGCTGCCAGCCGGGTAATTGCCTGATTTGATTCTGCGCAAAACTGTGGAATAGAGAACCCAGGATTTTTCTGACAGTTCTTTTACGCCCATTAACTTACCTTGATAAATGTACTTTATCCCTGACCGCCCCCCCGTTTTACGCCGGTCATCAATTAGGCTGGTTACGTCGTGACCAGGTTCGATGCTCGCTTTATTGATCGGCCTGCGAACCAAATTATAGCTTCGCCCAATGGCCTCAGAAATATCACGAGTAGACATTAATTTATTTTGATAAATGTACTTTACCCCTGATCTCCACCGGTCATTAATAAAGCAGGTTACGTCATGACCAGGTTGGATGTTCACTTTATTGATCAGCAGACAAACTAATTGGTAGCTCAACCCGGCAGATTTAGAAATATCACGCATAGACATTAATTTACCATCGTATAAATAAAATTTACTCATTCTGAAACTCCCTCAATATTAAAGTTCGTAGAAATCCTTCCCAGTTCAACGCCAGCAGCAACCGCGCCCCCATCACCAACGTCACCATTGCGACACAGATCAACTTTACTGAAATCATAAAAAGCCAACTCACAATCACCCATACAAAACGACCCGAGCCGTCCTGATGGACATGATTTCGCAATCTTTTCAAGCCTCACTAACCAAGCCTTTTCCGCCGTCGTTAGTGGCTTGCAACTCAAATCTTCATCTGCTGTGTACGATGGCATTAGCAACCCTTATTTATTATCTTAACGAGCCACTTATGCAGCTCAAAATCAGGATTCAATATTCACATAAATAAACTGATTAAGCAATGGTTATTTGCAATTTTATTATAAATTATGTTTTATGTTTTCTAACGAGCATAAAAAAGCCGCAAATAAAATATAAATGCGGCTAGCTGAATAATCAGCAATTGCCAGCTCGGCTGGCTACAGGTGGTAAATCACAACAAGTTAAGGCATAATGTATAATATCACAATAAACTATCAGATAACAATGTCAATCGAAAAAAGAATGAGCGCAATTGAGGCCTCCCAAAACCAAACAAATGAACTCGCAAGTAAAACTTTTGAAATGCTTGTAAAATCGACAAATGCAATGTCAAATGCAGTCGATAAATCAACGGAGGTTAATCATAAACTAGATAAGACGATTCAAAAATTTAATCATCAATACGAAAGGACTGGTGAAAAAATGGACGCATTCAACGATTCGGTTGGAGAAATAAAAACCAATGTTGCACTGATAAAAGACATACAAAATAAACATGCCAAAGAGTTGTTTTTGTTATGCGAGGATAAAGCAAGCAGGGACGAAAGAAGAAAGGATCGAGAAAGCGACAGGAAGGAGGTTAAATTGGAAATAAACCATCTGCAAATATCACAAAGATCTTATGAAGATTTTAAAAATAAGTCGGAAAAAAAGAGCCTTGCTTCTTGGACCGCTATACTCACTATTGCAGGTGGCCTAGTCGCCGCTTTATTCGGCGCTTTTATAAAAAAGCAATAACCTATCAAATGACGTTGAAAGAACTGATATCTCAATCAAAGTGTAACAAATAGAGAAATACTCACGAACCCCTGACATCTGAAAATTTAATTCCTTGCTCTGCCAGCCAACATTGAAAACCACTGCTATAATACAAAATACACATAACGTAATTATCCGAACGGAACTACCGCAGCAATACAGCATAAATAGCATAAATACAACTAGAGGGACCCTAGCTATAGAGTCTATAATGTAATAATCATAATATTTAAATTCGTTGATTAAATAGTACTGACTAATAAACCCCACAAAAACACTTGCGACGACTGATAAAAACACATAAAAGTCGCCGCAATGAAGGAATTTAGGCCGGTGGAGTGAGTACACCGGCATCACCTTCAGGCTCATTGTCTTTCTGCTTTTCAGCAGTAGAGGCAGTAGAGGCAGTAGAGATTTTCGTGATATTTGGTTTTTCAAGCATAATAAAATTCCTCGATTTTGATTTTTTACTCAGGGTCTTTTTGACACGCTAGACCAAATGTCTTACTAGTATAGAGCTAGTAAGGCTTTTTTAGGTTTAAAGTGTAAGGTTTACAAAGCCTCATGAACTATTTTATAATGTTACCTGCTCGCTGTCAAGGCCCCAGCCCACTAAAAGCTCACCTCTGTATCTGCATTGCAACTTCTTAGGCGTCATTGAGTCAGCTCTAAAATTGCCATCAACAGTTTCAGGTCTGCCATTTTTCCAAACCTCGTAAGTCACTCGTTTTAACAGCGTGTTTACAGATGCAACATGATCAATACTTACACCGTCTGCAATGACAGAAAAGGCACTACGATCTAATTTATCACCACTATAAAAATCCATTTTTGCAATACGCATATTAAACCAATCGGCATCAAGCTCAAAGTCGTCTTTAGAAACTGCGTCGCTAACAGCGGTCGCAAGAAAATCTGGCAAAAGTTCAATATTTTGAAATAGCAGCTCTGCTAAGTCTTTGAAATTACCGAGTTTATCTATATTAATTTGTAACTTATCCATTTTTTAATCCTGGTTTTGTTTAAAAAACCGTTCTACATGACCGGCAGCATTTAGTAAGGCAGACTAATTCAAATCATCAATATGCAAATCATAATCTGCAATCGCAATTGAAATCAAAAACTCGAAATATGAATTCATGTTTTTAAATTTCGTTTGTTTTTCATACCCTTTATCAAAAACCTCTCTCGTTGCCCGGGCAATTTTGTAACTAGCAGTTTTAAGCTTATTTATCAAAACAAACTGATCAACTTCGGTCTCCGGTATTGTACATACCGCTCCATTTTGCAACTGGTATTTTAGAATTCCATCTTTGACACCAAGCGATTTGCAATTGTTCCCTGAAATCTTCATTTTTCGATCAAGTTTTCTAATTTCATCAGCTAAACAATAGCTAACCACAAACTCACTGAGTCGACTATCAACCAATTTGTCTGTATAAATTTTGTCACCAATATGCAGCAAAATTTCAGCGTGTTCTATAGCCGTGTACTTTTTTCTTCCGTTTTTAACACCTAAATAGTGAGCGTCGAATGACGCTTTTAACTGACTGGTTACGCGCATTTGAATCATTACGCCCCCGCCTATCACTAGCCTGTTCGTTCGATTGCCACTGTTAACTCGATTGTCACTCAAGGTAATTGTAGATAAATTAGCGGCTGAAAGGTAAATACTATCGACGCCAACCGCCCCCTGATAACTTAAAAACCCGTCATTTAGAGATATTACATTGTAAAATTGATTGCTAATTTTGAATTTTCTGCCAGGTTTCGATAACGCAGATAATTTACTACTGTTATTACCGTTGGTAGATCGACCGTTTAAAAATATTTTTTCGATATTGTCTGATAGACATATTTTTTTTACTGCCGTTTCATTTTCAACCTTATAGCTCAATATTCCGCCTACAACGCCCATACTAATAGCATCCTGCCCGGCGAACTGAATTAGCGTACCTTCTTTTGATATTTTTCTGCACTTTCTTCGAAGCGCGATATACTGTGGTGTTTGTCTCATAAACATGCCTGATTGATTGATGAACTTAATTGATTTTAAATAAATTAACCGAATGGTGCAAGGTTTATAATATTAATCTCAGTTTTTCCCTAAATAAAACCCTGATATCGCTTAAGGATTCTATCGTATAAGTTACTTTTTCATGCCGCTTTTTATCCAGATCATCGACAGCCTGTTGACCAATTTTCTTTATCAAATTTGGCGTGTACTCGCCTGAATCACCACCGTTGTACATGTTGCAGTCTGCGCGTTGACCGTGGATATTATTTTCATCGTATCTTATCGATGGATTATTGCCAGACTCCCAAAAGTGACCCGCTTGGTAATTTTCACCCATGGGTTTGTTGCAGCAAATACACAAATCAAACTTGTCCCTTTCTCTTATGAATTCATGAACAACTTTTTTTGTGTTTTTTTCCGCTGCCTTTAACAACTGCGAGTTTGATTTTTTCTCATTTTTCGGTGTTCTTTTTTTGTTTGGGTGTATTACACTTTGGTAATGCAATGATGCTTTTTTGATTTCATTCATTTTTATTTTTTCAAGCGCCGCTTTAGCATTGCAACTCATAGAGCATCTATTTTTCATAAACGCTGGGTCTTTTCCGTGAGTGTATTTATATTCAACTTTACACTCTAAACAATTTACAGCTCTTTCACGGGCCATTAAAACCACCTCAAAAGTTCATTTATTAAATGCTCATCTGTACTATCATCAAATACAATGTTAAGCGCAGCATTTACGGCCCTAGCATAAAACTCTTGCCGTTCTTCTGTAGGCATTTTTTCGTAAGAAATAGACCTCGGAATAAATTTAAAAAACTTACCATTTCTATCAAACGTCGGGTCACAATGACCGGCCGCGATAGTGATCACTTCACGAACGATGCTAAGTTGCACGGGGTTTTTATGTTCATCCACCCCACCATAATAATGGTCTGTACAGTATGAAAAAAATGCAAATATTTTGCGGTGTAACCCATAGTTTTGTTCTAATTTCACATCGCAACTATAAGTCTCGTTAAATTTAATTTTCTTCATTAAATCCTGGCTTTTCTCGTCCGCAGGATAAAAGCCAGTTTTATTTTTTACGAGGTGTATTTTCATTTAATCCAGTATGTACCCGCATTGCGCCCCTGCCTTGGGTTTTTTCCAACCTGTCCCTCTTCATACATTTCATTCAGTCCGCCTAAAATTGATGCAGTCGAAAAGGAGCATTTAGGGTGAGCTGATATTTCGCTAGCCGTTAAATGCCGCCTAAGCTCTTTCATAATCAAGGTAATTATTGATCTCCTTCTCCCTGATGTTTTTTTTGAATCTGAATTCATTTTTGATTTTCGTTTTTTTGTTTGTTTCGTTGCGTTGCTACTTTTGATACCTTGGTATGCTAATTCTAAAATAGTCATGTTTTCACTGCCTGTTTTATTGTTTATGTTTATTGAATTTTGGACTTGATTACCGAAAACATCCCAGCCAGGTTTGCTATGCCGTGCGAACATTTCCAGTTTTCTCACATTTGGCCCGTACCTAACTACAATTTGTTTTCTGAAAAAGTTAGGCTTTTCAGAATGTACCCCGGTGTGTGGGATCTTATAGCTAGTATACTGGTTTCTTTTTTTGCCCTCGCGATACAGGGAGCAAACACTACCCCGGCCAAAAAGCAGTATATACTCGCAATCGGTCATACCATGCGGCCCTGGCGTTCCGTGCCGTTTTTGCCTTTTAGTTGACTTGACCCAAACTTTATCTAATCGTATGAATTTAAACCCCCATGCGTTGCCAACGTTTTTGGCCTCTTGAATGAAAGCACCTGTTACCCACATATGCAACGCGCAGTTATCAGCTGTTAACGCGTTAACGTCCATCATACACAGCTCTTTTATTGACATGGTTTGGTAAATCAACTCGCAAAATTTACCACCGACAGGACCGCCTGATGTATATTTCCAAGCTGGATCACAATAGATAACATCGTACTCGTTCATAATTCACCTGATTATTTTTAATAATTGAAGTGCTAATGCTATCATATTATGTGCAAATAGTAAACCTATTATGTTTAATCAGTTTAATTGCGCTGGTCGGTATTGTTATCATCAAACGAGTTGACAATAGTATGAATGGCAATAACGGCAACCGCAATCAACAGTAAAGCAGCTAAAGTTCTCATGGCGCACCGCAAGGGTTCAATATTTTCATTATGGATGACACCTCTGTTTAATTTAGTTTGCCCGGGGATTAAATAGCCGGGCTTGTGGTCGATCGGTTTTGCTATGAAAATAACTTAGTTAGTGAAGCCTGCACCACTTCATCAGATTCAGCATCATAAGCAGCACTAGCAGCAGCACTAGCAGCAGCACTAGCAGCAGCATAGGCAGCATAGGCAGCACTAGCAGCAGCATAAGCAGGCTGGGAAGCGGAATAAGCCGCAGCATTTGAAGTAGCATAAGCAGCATAAGCAGCATCACGGGCGTTCAATCGATTCTCCTCTGATGGTTCCTTTATCCAATCCTTAGCCGCTTGGATCGCAGCATTAAAACTGGGATCACTGTTGAGATCAACCAAACTTTCAGCACATTCCACGGCAAACTGCACTATCCTGTGCTTTGGCAGGGTTTTACCGGCTAACCATAAAATATCAGCCGTGGTATTTTCCCCACCGATCAAACTAAAAATCTCAACAGGTTGATCAGTGTCATTGGTGGCTGCGATAAACCGGTTGATTAAGCCCTGGTCTGCGCCAAGATCTACTAGTTGTTTTTTCGTAATTGTTGGTGCTGGTATTGGTGCTTTCATTTTCGATCTCGCTCTATTTTAGTGGTGGGTTGTGGCGTCTTGCCGATGAATTGATATTAACACATTCAAAGCAGACTGAAGATTTTAAATCTAATTAGTTTAAATTAAGTTTACCCGGCTATTAGATGGCCGGGATCGTGGTTGCTCCGTTTATTCTGAAAACATCTTCATGAGTGAAGCTTGAACCACTTCATTTGATTCCGCATAAGCAGCAGTATAAGCAGCAGCATAAGCATCATCAGCATAGATAGCAGCATCATTAGCATTAGCATGAGCAGCAGCATAAGCAGCAGCATAAGCAGCATAAACAGCAGAAACAGCAGCATCAGCAGCACAATAAGCAGGAGAAGCTACATAAGCAGCAGAAGCAGCATAAGCAGCAGCATCATAAGCAGCATCACAGACTTTCAATCTATTCACCTCGGATGGTTCCGATATCCAATCCTTAGCCGATTGGATCGCAGCATTAGCTCTGGGATCGGTGTGTAGATGCGACACACTTTCAGCGCATTCAACGGCGAACTGCACTATCCTGTGCTTTGGCAGGGTTTTACCGGCCAACCACAGAAAATCAGCCGTGGTATTTTTGCCACCGATCAAACTAAAAATCTCAACGGGTTGATCGGTGTTGCCGGTTTGTGCGATAAATCGATCAAAACCCGGCTTACACGCACCGAGATCTACTAATTGTTTTTTCGTAATTGTTGGTGCTGGTGCTGGTGCTGGTATTGGTATTGGTGCTTTCATTTTCGATCTCGCTCTATTTTAGTGGTGGGTTGTGGCGTCTTGCCGATGAATTGATATTAACACACTGGCGGCAGGGTGCAACTTTTAAATCAAATAAGTTTAATTAAGTAGAATACTTACGGGGTTCATTTTGCTCAACTATCGGCACAGGGCGATCTGTAGAAACAAATTTACTCCGACTCAAATGACTTTCCAGAACATCAGATCCCACTTCACCCATTCGCACTTTTCCAGAAATTATTTTAGCCAACATGCCGTCCTCATTTTCTTTCCCGTATTCGTCCCGATGAATTAGCATGATCCAATCCGCAGTTTGCTCTATTGCACTAGCACCAAATAACTCGGATATTTTAGGCTCACCTATGCCTGATCTGTTCATTTGGGATAAAACTATAATCGGGCAATTCATCTCTTTTGCTAAGTTTTTAAGCCCCAAAACATTTGATCCAATTTCTTCGGTTTTACTCCTGCCACTACCTGTTATTAGCTGTAGATAATCAACAAAAATACCGTCAACTTTACCATGTTTTATTTTTTGCATTCTGACTCTCGAATTGATTTGAGCTAGTGATAATCCGCCGCTATCATCGAGGTAAAGATTTGAATCATAAAGGTCTGCCATCGCTTTAGATACTAACGTAAATTGAGTATCATCAGACATATAATCCGATCGCTTAACGCTGTTAATGCCAATATTTGACATGGAGCTGATCAGTTTATGGCGAATTAAAATGTCAGGCATTTCTAGACTAAAAAACAAAATGTGTTTCTTTTCGTGGATCGCCATGCTTTCAAGAATGTTCATAGCAAAAGTTGTTTTTCCCATTGAGGGCAGCCCGCCAATTACAATAAGATCTCCATCTTGGGCACCACCAGATCTTTGATCAAGATCAGCAAATCCAGTGCTAATACCCGTCAACGCAGAGTCGCTCTGAAATACCTTTTCGGCATGATCAACATATTCGCCCATTTGATCTTTAATGTGCTTTAATCTGCCTTCATTTTCACTTTCGATTCCAACCCCCGCAACCGCAGCAATTGAATCACTAACGCGCTGTGAAATCATCCCAGAGCCGTTTAATATATTTAATGCGTCAATATATCCCTTATGTAGTTTTCTGGCGCTAGAGTAGCTTTGAATGCGCTTTACGTGACCATCTGAGAATATTCTGGGTGAGCTTTTAGCTATTTCACCCAAATAACCAAACCCACCGATCTGATTAGACTGCCCCAATTCGTCAATATGCTGATTTAAGTTTACTAAATCAAAACTATCACCTTTTCCGTTAAGATGTACAATTGATGCCATGATCAATCGATTTTTCTCAAAATAAAAATCATCAAATGATAATCCATCAAATGCTATTGCGTTGCTCTCTGTTAGTCGAGCGTTGTTGATTAAGGAGCCAAGCACAGCAGCTTCAGATTCAGCTGAAAACAAATTGTGTTGTGGATTTAGATTTAGCATCGAAGAGATCCCCAATCGAAAGCAATTTCAAAACCGCCGTCTTGTTTTAACCGGTCCATGCATCGCTCACCGATCACGGCGGAAACGGATTCACGGGTTAAATTGCTAATCAGGATCGTAGGTCGTCGTTGTTGGTAGCGATTGTCGATAACATCAAAGATAAACATTTTTTCAGTGTCGGTCCCACGCTGTACGCCGATCTCGTCAATAACCAATAAATCTAAATTACTGTAGTGATCGATAATATCAGACTCTTCGAATTCAGATGATTTACTCCATGACCCTTTGAGCTTGCGGATCATATCCATGAGTTTAACGATCTCGCAATTGTGATTATCAACTAGCGATTCAACGATGCACGATGCCAATAACGTTTTACCGGTACCAACTGATCCGATCATTAACATGTTACTGACATCAGGGAAGTTAAATAAAAAACAATTTACGGCGTTTACGGCAATGAACTGATTGTTTGTTGTCACAGGAAAATTGTTAATGTCGTTACCAATAAATCTTGGTGAGATACCGGCATTGACGCATTTCTTGTTATGACGTTCACATACGAGTTTTGATCTTACACCTTGCATGTGAATTTGATTTTCTTCGGAAATCCTGTCAGATGCGCATTTTGGACATGTCTCAGAGTGTACATATCTCAGTGAAAATCCAGCCCCGACTTGTATATAAGTTGGTTTGAAATCCCCGTGAATATTGCACCGTATCGGGATAATGTTTTTTGGCATTGTAGTTGACTCGATCATAATTTACCGCCCTGAAATGGCCCTGTTGCCATTTTCATGTTCATTGGTGTTGATTGCTGGCTTTGCGTGAATTTCTGATTGGCAGTGTTTCTGCCAATAAATTCCTCAACTTTACCGGCGTTCCTAAATATCAGATCAATTGAGTTGAAAACCGTTCCAGAATCATTTTTACCCATGTGATAATCAGATTTTTTACAGCCTCTGATTGCCTCGATCAGCTGATCAGGGGTAAAACCCTCTTTCAATCGGGCCTCAATTTTTGATCTCCGATCTTTGGTTAGTTTGGAACTGCTCTTGCCCATAATTTCTTGCCAGCGGCTAAAGACAAATTCACAGTCAGTTTTAATAACAATTTTTAATTCCTCAATAGTGTTCGGATCACTTTTAAGTTCATTGTTAAGTTCATTGTTAGGATCGTCCGCAGATTCTGCGGGGGTGTGGTGCAGATTCTGCGGGGGTGTGGTGCAGATTCTGCGGGGGTGTGGTGCAGATTCTGCGGGGGTTGGCTGATCGTGCAGCTCGATCTCAATGCTTTTTAATGTGTAAATACTACTTGTTCCAGCACGTTCTTTGATGTTTAAAAAGCCGTCTTTTTCCAGTGTTTTTACATGGCCTTGGAATGCCCTTTCAGACATCGAACAGTTGCCAGCCATTTTAGGTATCGAGTACCAACTAACGCCGTCGTCGTTTGAATTATTAGCTAGCTGCAATAGAGTTAATTTTAATGGAGCTTTTTTTATTTCTTGTTCCCACGCCCAAAAAGTCCATTTAGCTGACATTGGCATTTCCTTCTTCGTAGCCTGTGGATTTTAATATAGCCAATCTGACCGCCTCATCATTGTTGTTAAGAACATCCGCAAGCAGCGCTATGTCATTATGCAGTTTACTTCTTAATTTTAACTGCATAACAGTGGCCTCTTCCCAACAAGTAACTCCGCAAGCCAGTTTTATTTTTGAGGCTACGCTTGTTATTGTTTTTGGGAAATCTGTTTTTCTTGTTTCCCTGACAAAAAGCGCACCGCACATTTTCTTGTAACTGTCCCCACTTTCATTTCGATGCTTAATAAGGCTATCAAATATCCATTCATAAGTTTCAATTTTTAACTTGGGGCTAATGGCTAGCGCCATGTCAATAAATAAAAGTGGGTGTAGCCAAGTGTGGGCGCCTCTGCCTCGCGCTGATTTTTTCACTTTGTCCTTACCAAACTTTATTTGAAGCTCAGATACAAACTCCTTAGTGCCCTTGTTTTGTAACCAAGCCTTCATCACAAAAAGCGGCATTGAATTTACTGCCCGCCAAGAATTGCCAAGCTTAACTAAGTCGGTTGCGCTAAACATCTCTGTTTTGCTGTGCTGCGTTATATGTCCGCCTAGTAGCGGTCTTTGCATTAGTGTTACTGTCTTCATGAATACTCACTTAGGGGTTGTTAATATCCTTAATAATATCACCCTTTTATTAAACCGTCAATAATATTGAGGATTTATAGGCGGGTTTATTTTTAATGAAATTTAACACTCTATTATTTTGACGTGCTTACTTTTGCTAGGGGGTTTTTATTGGGAGTAATTCAATCAGGGGTCGATATTTTAATTACAAGGATCTTTAATATTAAACCTGAGTTTAATATTAAAGATTTCATTTTAGCCTTACTGGTTAATCAATGATCCTTGACTCGCCAATCGCTCTAAAACATCAACAAACCCGCGCATACATTCAACATTACCGATCATTTTATCAACGCTAAACTTATCAATAATGTCTTGCTCTAAATAACCTGCACCGCCATTTTTAAACAGTAACGTATCACCCTCGTAAATAGGATTGCCGCGCGAGTCTATTAATGTTGTATTCCGTTTCATTTCTAATAATTGTTCAAGCTCACTTTCTGGTAAATTATTCATGATTTACCCCTCGATCTTATCAGTGTTATTGCTCAAAACTCTGGTATAAATAACTTTCCTATTTACCTGAATTTCAATCTCAAGACCCAGATCCTCAAGAATTCTTTTTGTTGGGTTGGCCCTGCCACAGGTTACCGATGAAATAAAGGAAGCTGATACACCAAGATGTTTAGCGTACTTACCTTGATTTGAACCGTGGTTGGCAGCAATGTAAATTCTGAGTTCTTTTGCAAAGTTAACTTCTGACATATTTATTCCTATTTGGTTTTTATATACCTTAGCATTTAACCAACAAGTTAACCAGATAATTATTTAATTAATTACAAGAAATGAACTAAAATTTAGTTGTGATTGAGGTTTGACTGTGCTAAGATGGAATCTAAATAAATTGCTACAACGACAATTAAAACAGGTGAAGAACGATGAACAAATTACAAAAAGAAACGGCAATCGAACTGATGAAAGGCCACCAGGTTGCTGATCTAATTCAACAGGGAGATTGGTTTAACCCAATTTCCGGCGTAGGCTGCTGTTACGGGTGCATGATGCAAACGGATGATAACGCGCTAGAAAAAGCAGCGGTATTTATGGGCGTACCCCTTTGGTTCGTTTATCTGTCAGAAGCTGTGTTCGAGGGATTGCCGGAAGAAGATTCTATCTTTTTTCCGGTACAATTGCTGCAATTGATCCCGGTCGATACCGATTTAACCCCAGTCCTGCATTTAACGGCAATTGCCCGGTTAACGCCGCTAGCGGCGTTAACAACGGGTGAAGTGAAATCTTGCATCAATGCGGTGATTGATTTACACAAGGATTGGGAGAATGCAACAATTGAAATGTGGAGGGCCGCGCAGAAAGCAGCACACAAAGCATGGTTAGAATGTCCAGTGTTTACAGCCGCAGAGTCAGCCGCAAAGTCAGCGGCATATTCGGCGGGATTGTCAGCAGAGTCAGTATATTCGGTATGTTCGGGGGCATGGTCAGCACTTTCAGCACTTTCAGCACGGGGTTCAGGAGGCATATCGCCAAGGGAACAGGAGCGGGATAATTTATTTGCAGCCCTGCGCAGTATCAGTTAAATCTAAATTAAACAATAAATAAATCTAATTCGGTAATTATAATGTTGGTAAATAATTGGAATGAAGTAGTGTTTTTACTTTTGCTGGCTTTTTGTTTTATGATATTTTTTTTATCTCTTTGTGCATGTGCGTACATTTCATATAAGTCATTTCTTGGTGATCATCAATTCACCTGCCAGGCTGAAAAAAATAGGCAGGGAGACACTGCAATTATAAAGGTGATGATTCTATTTATTGGAACATTTATTTTAAGCCAAATTTAAATATATCATTTTCTAGCCCCCTACATAAAGGTGATCATCATGGCAACTACATCATTCAACAAAAACTTTGTTGTAACAGATCAAACTAGTATAAAAAACTTAGCAAAAGATCTTCTTACGCCACATAAAATTGTAATTAATAAACGTGATTATCAAACTGATAAAGTTAAAGGTATCGAACTATTAAAACAACGATTGCTCAGCTTAAAGGCTTGCTAAAAGCATTTAATAAAGAAGTATTTTAAGTTAAACAATAACTCAAAACATAGGGAAATACCTTACTAATGATCAAACGAGACTAAGAACTAATTTGAGGCGTTGATAAAATGATCGTTTATCCTGGCATCATAGGCACTAGCAAAGGGTCTCGATTATTTTTTAGGTTGCCTGTCTTGAATGACACCTAGTGCGCATAAATCATAAACCCGATAACTAATTTGAAATAAATAGATTTAAAAATTGCAGTGTTATATAAGTATCTGTATAGTACGTAATGTAAACTAATATAGTATGAACAAACTATATTAATTATACAGCATTATATTCCTGCAAATTTCACCTTACGCGAACTTATTAACTTTCAATAAGTCAAAATGTAAAAAACATATACTACCAACATGGAAAGCATAAGAACCTTATAGTGGTATGTCATATTTTAAGAATAAATAGAGGATCTAAAATGAAGTCATTCAATAACGCTTTCGAGTTGTTAACAGACGATGTCAAAGAGATAGAAAACTACACAATGCGTTCAAACATGATGAATGCGATCGTTGATTTAATTAAGGAGAAAGATTGGACACAAAAAGAAGCAGCTAAACACTTAGATGTGTCACAGCCGCGCATTAGCAACCTGAAGAACGGGAAAGTAAGTAAGTTTTCAGTTGATATGCTAATAGGGATGTTAGCTAAGCTAGGTTTTACCTTTGAATTTAACTACACCCCCACAAAGCAAGCCGACATTAATTTATAAGTAAATAACGGGAATTAACATGAATAACGAACTTAACAAAAAGTACCTTTTCGCTCTGTGTGAATTTATAAAAAATAAAGAGGAAATGGAAGAATTCAAATTGGAATCAATACAGTCTGGATTGCTAACTAAACAGGATTGTTCAAATTTTGAGTGCTCTGATCAACCACTGCCATTGACTAACTATCCTGGTTCCGTTGAAGGTCCAATGAAAAAAATTACTCATTTTATGGAACTCAACCCGGACTATGCGCACTCCTGGACGGCCAATATTGCAATGCTGATGTTTGACGAGGGCGTTAGCCATCATTCAGCAAATCAGCGGGCATCTAGGTTTGTTGCTCGCGTGTTTGATTTATCGTTTATTCCGGAGCAGCCAGAGCGGGCTAACGATAATGCAATAAACACGCCGGCGGTTACAATGGAATTATCCACATAATTCAAACCAATTAGATTTAAAGATTGCATCTTACGGTTAATGTGTTAATATACCCTCAATGAAGCAAAACATACGTTTTGCGATTTGAGGCCACACAAAATGAATAAAATTGATCAAACTGGATTTACAGTGCTGTACACTCAAGAGCAGATTGATACGCTAGTAAATTTTGCTGTAATGTCGGTTTTCATGCCGATATGTCCAAAAATACTTGCCATTCAAATGGCACGTTCATGGAGTAGCGAACTTAGCGTCCAACTTGACATGCTTAGCATTGTTGAATACGCGGTAAATATAGGTAAGCTTAATAAAATCTCTTTTAAATGCAACACCGGATTATCTGTTCGACATATGATTGTGTTGCCAGGATTCCACATTGTTGATTAAAACACTATTTGATATATAGTGTTTTACTTTATTCGTTTAGACGGGTTATAAATTTAACGTCAAAAAATAGCGAAGGATGTTAAAATGATTAGAAAAAATATTAAAATCTCAGGAAGAAAAGTTAAAGAATTTAATAAAACCCAGCCTGAAATCCATTTAACTAATGAGTATATAAATGGTAGGCAAGTTATGCCCGTAATTAAACAAATTACAGTCAGAGATTGTTTACTGCCAAAAATTGGTGTTCGATGTGGATAGTTTGGTTTTTATTATTTTTCTGTTTACATTGTCATCCACATTAATTGGCCTGGCATTTCTTTTCCTTTTTAAAGAAAAAATAAATAACGAATCAATGGAGCGTCAAGTTTTTCTTGCTGTAAAGAATGTGATATCTGATTTAAATATAAGGTTTGATGATACTGATCAAATCACAGCAGTAAATCTTAAAAAGATTCTAATGGATATTGAAAAAGGCAGGGCAGTTGACATAAAGCGATCAGTTAATCGCTGATTTAATTAAAGCGCCAGCATACCGGCGCTAACAACCTACAACTTAACTACAGCTGTCATTAACCTACCATCCTTTAAGTCTAGGATGGTAGGCAGCAATAATTTGTACAGTAAACAATTGTATAATAACAGGATAAATTATAATGAGTAAAGCAACAGAATGGTCCGACTACGGTCAGGTAATGTTCGAAGAGAAACATTGGAAGCAAGTTCTAAAAAATAGGTCGGCTGTCGGTTGTCGTGGTAATGGTCCAGGGTCCACCGAAGAAGCCCTAGACAAGTTGAGAAAAGCCCGAGAAAAAGCCGCCTTTTACCGACGGTAATACTGAAGTTTTTTAATTAACTGCCTACCGATGTGCTCAGTGTAAATAGGGGGGATAGCCTGAGCCAATTCTTTCTGACCCAGCCAATCAATGCCCATTGCTGCCTGTGCAAATTTAACGCCGGAAAAATTTCAGACTACATGCATAAATTTCCCCTCTTCAGGTGGCCGCCCCATTTTAACATTTTTTGCGGTATGCTTGTTTTTTGGTGGCAGTATTAGTTTAATGTTGGATTCGAATATTCTGGGTCTGTAAGTTTTCATCCATGGGAACATACACCCACAATATTCAACAGGGTCTAAAAGTGGAGCGCCACGAGTATTTTCAATCACCCATGGTTTACCTATTGATATGAATGCTGCTCTTACAGCCTCAATAAAACACGGGTAAGATTTTCCTGCTATTCGGTGTTGCATAGCCGCTTTTGTGTGTGCTTGACAAGGCGGGCTGGCGTGAAATGCATCATAAAGATGATGGTTAGCTAGTAGATATTCAATAGCATCTGATTGAATAAATTCAAACGGGTATTTCTCTTGGTGGTCTATATCTATACCGGTTACCTCAAATCCAGCATTATGGTAACCTTTGGCAGCACCTCCACCACAACAAAATAAATCTAGCAATTTGACCATTGTCCACCCCTAACTTTATTTGCCTTAGCTTCTTTTGGATCGGGCCAGATATTGCACGTAACACCGTGCAATTCTTTGGCTGATAATTCGTCCATTGCAATCATAAATGGATGAACTACGCCAGTATGAAAAACGACCCACTTATAGGAATCTGTCGTATTGAGTTCCATAAAATGGTGGGCAATAAATTTACACACAGTAACTATTTTTTCGATTTCATTTGGAACTTTTGACAGCAACCTGTATATATCTTGAGGGCGTGAATCTATTGCCTCTATCAATTTTTCGGCTAAAACCTTAATGTCAGTATCATTTGCTTTATTTTCTACTTTTAGCTCAGGCCAATGCCCCTTTGCCCTTTGATCTGCGATAAAAATAGGCTGTGATGAACCGTTGACACTATCGTAAATCCACCCGCCAAACGTTCTGCGATAGCCTGCAAATTGCTCATTAAATTTAAGGTTAAGAACATCGTTAATAATTTTACTGGTGTCTGTGTTATTCATGATTGATCACCTTGATTTTTGGTTTCTGGTAAATACTGCCAACTGACAGCACCGCATGATTCAGCGTGAGTTTTATATTTCCCATTACCCTCGAAATATTCAATTGCTCTTCCAGTCTCCCACTTGCATGAGTCAGGCGTTAAAGGATTTCCTTTAAATCTAACCAATATCATTCTTCCATCGGGTTCGGGCGTTAATTCAGCGAGTAGGGCCGGGTATCCGAACGACCCTACCGCCGGGATTTCATTAAGCGCGTAATTGTGCTGGTTTTTTTCTATCCATTCCATTGCGTCGCCAGGCGTCATTGCTGCCAAGGAATTAAGGCTCATTGGAGAGTCTTTTAGATCTTGCAAATATTTATTGGTCATGATTTATTCCCGTTTTTAATATAGTAAAGCGCTATAGTTTAATTAAACCATAGCGTGTTAATACCCCCTCAAATAAGCGAAAATACCTATAGCTATTTTAGGTTACGTCTTTTTTGTGTTTAATTACAGTGTCAGGCTGATATTCACCATCTTTTATTTCTCTCGTCAGTGCTATCTTTGCACCCAAAAGAAAAGCGTCTCCTTCTTCAGGCGTTTTAATTTCAACAATAAGATCACTGAATCCGCAATTGCTAGCTCTTGCGCGGATAAATAAATTATCCCCCTGGAACATCACTAAAAGGCCCAAATTTGATATTTGCTTTTCAAAATTACTGTACCATTTTATTTGTTCGACAATTTTCATGCTTCTATTCCTACTCGGTTGTTTTAAGTTCTGGTTCGTTTTTTAGTTACTTTAGATTTTTGGTCATAGCTCCGCCGTTTGATTAATTGTTAGCGGTAATTTGAATGGTGCCCCGAGCAGGATTTGAACCTACAACCTGTCAATTATGAGTTGATTGCTCTACCAGTTGAGCTATCGGGGCTTACTCCGTAGGAGGTGTTAAATTGGGCTTGTAGTGAAGGGTTTGAGCCTTAAATTTTGAGTTTTGGCACAATTTACACCAGTAAAAATTATCAAGCACAAAAGGCTTAAATCTGAACCCTAGCAATCAAGGTGAACAAAGCATTTGTAGGAATTACCTACGAATGCCAAGATTCAGATTTAAGCCTTAATTACTTTATTCTTTAGCAGTTCCTACGCCGCTGATTAATTTAGATTTCAATCTCTGTTTTCTTAATTAATCTGTGTTTATTCTCGTTTAAAAATTCGATTACTGCAAGTTATTTTCTTCATTAATTGCTAACCTGTATTCATGATAATTTGTATTATCAACTTCAATTCTGGCAATTTCAACTAGATCAAGTGAACAAGAAAACATAGCTAAATTTTCGGCCGGAACAAGCCCGATCACTTTGAATAGCCGCCACTGATCCGACAATGGTACAGCTAGCGTTTGCCCAATAATATCAGCGTCTATTTCTGTACAGCCTATCCTAGATCCGCTATCAATGCCCAATTTTGGATTGTTGTATAAATTAATATCTGCGTTTGAAACGTCTTCTACATATTTGCTAAACCAGAGCTTACTGACCGCCTCTTTTTTTTGCCTTTGAATTTCAATGTTTAAAGCCTTTTGCTTGCTTATAGGGAACATTCTTTTCCATGCTAATAAAATTAAATTTTTCATTACTTTTCCTTTGCAAGGTTACAGATTCTGTAACCTTGCATTAATTTTTTATTTTGGCTCGTAGCCTGGTTTAATTATCAAACTTTTTCGGTGATCAATAATAGGGCGTTCAAGATAACAATCTGAAATTTCAAAATATTGACCATTTTCGGTAGACCAATCATCGTTAACTAAAGTAGGGATTTGAGTGTGCCCGTAAAAGGAATCCTTGTGCTCACTACGTGTTATTGCCACTGTTTGTGGGTCCAGGCAGTCCCAATCAACTCTTGGTAATTTTCCCCTTTCTAATTGATATTGTACATCCACGATTAGGTTTTTAATCTGATCAATCGACAATGTGACAATATCACCTTTTGATTCTTCACATAAAGCAATTTGCTTTAGTTGTTCAAAATTCATTTTTAGCTCCAAATGTTGGTTAATTTCTTGACCAAAATAATAAATTTAAATCATACTAATGTCAACTGAATTAAATTAAAACTTTCACTTGATTGTATATAGTTTATGTTTTAATATGACTCACCGAATAAAATTAAACAGGTAGTAAGAATGGCTATAAGTGATACACAATTGATTGGTAATATCGCAGCGACTATATTAAGTGGTGAAAGTATTAATCTTCAACGTCCGAGCAGTAAGCACCCTGTAACATGGTGCCTAAGTGATGTAATAGATCAGTATGGCAGTGATCTTTTAAAAAGCTTGCTGTTTCAACTGGCGGCTGAAATGTACGTTGATAATGCAGGGTTATCAGTTGCAATTTTATCTGGCATTGAAAAGGCGGCTCAAGATCTGGGCGAGTGCCATTTGGATGAATTAAAAGATGATGAAAGCAGGGGTTTAATAAATGAATGATTTAACAACGGTAAACACGTATCTTAGCAGCAACATGGATATAGCTAATATATCCAGCTTGCTACCGCCATCAGTTAGCTATGAAGCATTTAAGCGAGCGGCTGTAACTGCCATGGTTGCAAACTCAGAACTTTACGGCTCAGATGTTAATTCCGTAATGCTTGCACTTTCACAGTGCGCAACAGATGGCTTGGTTCCCGATGGCCGGGAGGCTGCGCTGGTTACATTTAAATGCAAAGTTAAGATCAACAATCGCGATGAATGGATGGTTAAAGCTCAGTACATGCCGATGGTTGATGGTGTTATAAAGCGCGTGATGGCAACCGGTCAAGTCAAATCAATTGCCTCAAAGGCCATTTACGAAGGCGATCAATTTGAAGTTTGGGACGATGAGACCGGATCGCATTTTAAGTATTCACCGGCGCTTGTTAATCGCGGCCCTCAATATGCCGCATTCGCGTGGGTTAAAATGTCAGACGGGACGACTTTAACCGAGACCATGATTAAAGAAGATATAGACCGGGTTAGAGCATCAAGCAAAACTGGCAGCTATGGACCCTGGAAGGACTGGTACGATAGAATGTCATGTAAAAGTGTACTCAGAAGAATATGCACTCGACTACCTAACGCATCTGAAATACTAACAATGTGTGATCAAGGTATGAATATGGATTTTGACAGGTCGACCGAAAAAAACATAACCCCGCTCACAGAGGGTTCACGAGAAAAGTTAAAATCCTTGTGTAGTAATGTCGATCTTAATGCCGCTTTTGAATGGTTTTCTTCGGAACTCAATCGCGTAGTAAAAGCTTTTGACGATCTAACAGAAGATGAGGCGGCTAGGTTCTGCGTAGGAATGGAGAATAGCCAATGACTGCACAACCGGCAATAAGATGTTTTAACGATGAGTGGTTGCTACATGCTGAAACTCTTGGTATTGATCCTAATCAAATTATTGATCAAGGAACTGCTGAGTGGCACAGATCGCGGGCAGGAGTAATAACGGCATCGAAAGGGTATGTATTGCTAATGAAAGGGCGCTTAGCGCCATTTCCTGACGACGTTAAAATAGAAAAAATTGGTAAAAGTAATTTCGTTACTTTTGGTGGTAAAGATTTTGACGGAACCAAGGCGCAGTGTGTTCAGTGGGTCCGTGAACAGCTGCCAATTATTAGCTCAGAAACCAGGGCCAGTTATATGAATGAGTTGATAGGCCAGATAGCGACAGGTCTTATTCCTGATGAAATTAAGGCAAAGCAACTTGAGCATGGGAAATTTTGGGAGCCTGACGCTAGAGCTGCATACAGCGCGAAACGATTTCAAACAGTTGAAGAAATAGCCTTTATTTATAATAATAACTCAATGCGGGCTGGATGCAGTCCTGACGGAATAATCAAAGGATTGCCAGAAGGACTTGAATTGAAATGCCCATATTCATCATCTGTATTTATTGATTTTGCTGGGCGAGGAAAAATTAAACCAGAAGAGATAGTGCAGTGTCAGTTTTCAATGTGGGTTACTGGGTTTGAAAGATGGAATTTTGCCAAGTTCGACCCGAGAAATAAAAACTGTAAAAAATTGCACTGTGTAACGTTAGTGCGGGACGAAAAAATGATCGCAGAAATCCAAGCGGGATATGATTCATTTGTTATTGAAATGGACCATTTGCTTGAAAGTATGGGTATGTCATTCGGTATGCAGTGGCAAGATTAAGTAATTATAAATTTTATAGAGTAATCAAAATCATGGAAAATCGATTAACAAATTTATCACAAACCAACGATAGTACAATTGCCCAGCTATTCAAATATTCAGAAACCAACGATAGTACGGTTATCCAGCTATTCAAAAATTCAGAATGCTCAAATGTATTTTTAGCGGCAGGTCAATCAATTCTAGATGCATTCGAGCCTGACGTTTCGACAGCAAAAGGCAGGAAGGCAATAATTTCATTAGCTTCTAGTTTTAGCAAGTCAAAAGTTTACCTTGACGAAATCGGTAAAGAACTTAATGCTAATTTAAAAAAGACGACTAGCGCGGTTGATAAAGATCGTAAATCTTTGCGGGATGGTTTTGATCAGTTACGAGACGCCGCCCGAAAACCTGTAACTGACTGGGAGAGCGAGCAAAAAGAAATTGGACGGCAAAAAGAAATTGAGGCGGCAAGGGTTGCGCTAAAAGAAAAGCGCAATGCTGATCATGATTCTGCGATTGTTGCAGATGAACTTTTTGATTTGAAAAAAGAAAAACAGGCTCAAGCAGATCTTGCTGCCGAAAAACAGCGGCAAGAATCCATTGAAACGGCGGCAAGACAACGCGCAGAGTTTGACGCTATGGCATTAATTTCTAAAGCCAAAGCCGATCAGGAAAAAGCGGAGGAGGCGACGAGAAAGGCAACGGAAAAAGCTGATCAAGCTGAAAAAGACAAAGCTTTCGCTATTGAATCTGCCAGGATTAAGGAAATAGAGCATAAACGCGTTGCTGAGCAAAACCGCATTCAGACCGAAAAGGACAATAATTCCGCCATTGAAGCGGCCAAAGTGAAGGCGATTGAAGATAAGCGCGTTGCTGAGCAAAACCGCATTCAGGCCGAACGAGACGCTAAAGCCGCTCAGAAATTGGCACTGAAAAAGCAGCAGCAAGAATTTCAAGATAAACAAGTGGCTGATAAACTAAAACTTGAGCAAGAAGAAGCTGATCGGCTCGCAAATCAGCAGCATGTAACGGCGATTAAAACCCAAGTTAAGCAAATGCTTATGTCTCATGGGATTCTTGAACCTGACGCTGTAGCAGCGGTTATTGCCATTACCAAACATCAATCTGACGGCGGTAAGTTGGTAAGCATTAAATTTTAAAATTGCTTAAATTCAATAATTAAATTGATTTAAATTGTTGTCAGTGTTAAGATTAAATCACTGAAAAGAAGCACACAAAACATAATCAGCCCGGCTACCCGCTGGGCTAGGTATTTAAAATAAATAATCAGGAGTAGGTAATGAGTCAAATTGAATCAACTATACATCCAGCTTATACCGAGGTTGTGTCTATCACCTTTAACTGGCACTATGTTCAAGAAAATTCAAACGGTGAATGGGGTGAATCTCAATCTACTATTTCAGTCGGTAGTCGTGGCGTAACCAGAATTACAGACCAGCGAAAACATGGACGTGGTTTTTTAATTGAGTCTGAAAACAACGGGAACCCAGTTGAACAGCACAATATCAATAGCGTAACTTATTCAAGTGGTTTTTTAGTATAGTAAAGGTTATTTTAAGGTGCATAAATGATGACTGAACGAAATGAACTACCAGCCAAGAGGGCGTTCTGGGGCGGATTTGAGATTGCCAAGTCTTTTAGTGACATGGACATACAAAGCCGGTGGGATGAGTGGGCAAAGTTAAACCAGATTAACCACCCTGCCTATATAGCATCAATTCAGGCTAAGGCGCTTAGGGAGCAAGCCCGGTGCTGGCGTGAAAACTGCCAAGATTCGTTTGCACAGGTCGTTGCACAAGATCTAGAGCAAGCAGCGGATGAATTACTTGAACAAGCAAAGGAAATAATTAATGAGTAAATATACAGCGTATTTATACAATGGACGTTTAATGTCCAGAAAAGACATCGTTTCATCTTCTGGTATATCGATAGGCCAATTGGCATATATGATTAACAAAAACAACATTGTTGGCGGTGGCGACGTTACACTTTTTATTGATCAGTTATTATCGATTCCATGGACTGAAATTGAGCGCAAGCAGTTTATTTATCAAGGCCAATTAATGCACATTCTTGATATTTGCGAGTCTGTCGGATTAAGGCTTGCTCAAGTCAATTGCTTGATCAATAAAGAGATCATCAAACCCGGCCACGACGTGACCAGCCTAATTGATGATCGACGTAAAGTAGGGGAAAGATGTCGTGAGTGGCTGTTTATGGGTAAGTTAATGGGCATAAAAGAACTGTCAGAAAAATCCTGGGTTCTCTATTCCACAGTTTTGCGCAGAATCAAATCAGGCAATTACCCGGCTGGCAGCGACGTTACCGAGTTAGTTTTAAACCCATTAAGAAAAGTCAGTAAATGGCTGTTTATGGGTAAGTTAATGGGACCAAAAGAGCTGTCAGAAAATTCCTGCGTTGGATATAACGGAATTATTAAAAGAATCAAATCAGGCAATTACCCGGCTGGCAGCGACGTTACAGAGTTGGTTTTAAGGGGTTTTTGTGAGCGTCAAATGAAACGAACTCAAGTTAAAAAAGGTGATCAGTAGTTAATCAATTTAATAATCAATCAATTTAATAATCAATAAATTAATAGTGAGAATGTAATGCGAGGAATTAATAAAGTTATAATCATAGGAAATCTTGGTAAGGACCCCGATGTTAAATTTTTGCCAAGCGGCGGCGCAGTAGCCAACCTAACAATTGCGACCTCTGAAAAGTGGAAGGACAAGCAAACCGGTGAAGAAAAAGAAGCTACTGAATGGCACAGGGTGGTGATGTTTAACCGACTTGGTGAAATTGCTGGTGATTTTCTCAAAAAAGGGTCTAAAGTTTACATTGAAGGCAAGCTTCAGACCCGTAAATGGCAAAACAAACAAGGGCAGGACCAGTATACTACAGAAATTGTAGCCAATGAAATGCAAATGCTAGATTCTCGCCAAGGGCAAGGTGCGCCAATGGGTGGATCACAACAACAAGGGGGTGTTAATCAGCAAGGCCAGCAACCACAACAAGGTGGCTTTAACCAACCGGCACAAAACCAACCCCAACAAGGTAGGGTTAACCAACAAGCACAACAACAGGGTGGTTACCAAAGGCCAGAGCAGAAAAAGCAACCACAACAAGGTGGCTTTAACCAACCGGCACAACAAAATCAGCCTCAACCGCAGGCTAATGATTATAGAGGTAGCCAACAAGGCGGCGGAAATTTTCCCCAGCGAGGGCAGTAGAGCCGCCAATTGATTTTGACGACGATATACCTTTCTGACGGGTACCTGACACAAAGTTTAACGTATTAAATTGTTACTTTTGACTGAGATTTTAACGCTAAAATCTCAGTTTCTTTTTCTTGCATGTGAAAATTTAGCTGAGCAACTTCAGATTTTAACAGATCAATTTTAGCTAACGCGTCATTTTGCACTTGAGTAATAACCGCCTTAAACTCATCACTACCAATTTTTAACGGCTGCAAAGGCATTTCCTTTGTTGAATGCACTTTGCCGCTGTCTAAATCAACCATTTGCTCAATGTGCTTACAGTAAGCTCCCTTCGGCTCCCCTAAATCATCGTACCTAACTAGCAATTCGTTAACTATTAATTTTGTCGCATAAGTCATGTTTACATACCTTTTATGTTGTTGATATTGCTGCGCCATCGTACGATCTGCGCCATGTTGTGCCATTGCTAACGGATATAACTGACTGTCCAATTACATCATTAGTTACTGTTATTTGTGCATTTGTATTTGCTGCCGCGCTGGGTACTGTTGCAACTGTGTATACACCAGATTTTATCGGACCTGAAACATCAAGTTTTGTGCTGGGTGATGAGGTTCCAATACCTACATTGCCTATCGAATCGATACGCAACACTTCCCCCGATAAACCAGCCTCGGGTTTGGTGTAAAATGCTAAATCAGCTCCTGAATCACCTCCTGCGTTAGAGTCTGTAGTTCTAGTCCACGCTGTTACATATGCCGCATTTTTTGACGTAGTAGCATTATAAGCGGTGCTGGAGTTAGCCTGATTGTAAAACATTACAGAACCCAGTAGCTGTCCGTTTGCAGTTTGTGAAGCTCCCAATGCCATAGCGTTATGGGTGGTTGTTGACGATCCAATATCTAGAAATTTACCTACAGACCAGTTTGTAAAAGACCCTGGCGTATTTACCCCAACACCTACGTTACCGCTAAAATCACCATCACCACCACTAACAGTGCTTGATCCAACATCAATATCACCGAATCCGCTAGTGATTGATCCGCTGTCTAATGCGCCGATTTCAACTTGGTTAGCATCCGATAAATTGGTTACATTGCCAAGGCCCAAACTTATCAATGCTTGCGGAACATCTAAAAGGTCTGATAGGTGATTCCCTTTTAATAGCGCACCAGACAACGAGCTAGAGCTACCGCCCTGGATTCCTATTGTGTACTCGACAAATTCAGCTTTGGCCGGATCTGATGTAAATGTAGCTGTTGATTCGATAAACCACCAGCCGCAAAATGTGGCGTTTTTTAAACTTTCATTTAAGACGTAATTTTCGGTTAACGCGCCTGATTTTGCCAAGTCAAGGTTAGCATAATTTCCTTGGCCGTACTGCATAGCAAGACCTCCGTTGCTAAATCGGTAAAGTCTATGCGCAACCCAAGTAGTTGATCCTAAAGGGATTATGGTTGTGGCGTTATCCCAGGATTTCACAAGGTCCGTTTCGGACGACACCACCGCTGTCTGTGACATTAAAAGGTATGTCGGGTTTAGTACCTCGGCGAAATCACGAATGTTAGGATTATTGATATCACCGGTCCCGCCCAGTTCCATTAAGGTACCAGATGACATATTAAAACCTAAATTATCAGCTCTACCAGTCACAACCTGATCAGTCTTAAAAGGCACTCCCTGAGCAAGCAGATAGGTATATAAATCCCTGATTGTATTAGTGTAATGACCGTTAGGATTATTTAAATACTCAAATCCGATAATTTGCTGACTAACAGTATTAACAGCAATGCGCATTGTAAACATTTTTCTTGACCAATCCTGCCTTGTCGGGATCGTCGTTTGTTGCTGTAAAGCATTCGACGTGTCAATATAAACATAGGTAGATTGTGAATTTAAATCTTGAACTGTTATACCTGCTGCGCCTGCGTAATTAATAGGGAAATACCCTAGGTCGCTATGCACCTCACCCACAACTGAAGGCTGAGAAAACGTTGTACCGCCTGCAACCACGCTACATACGTAGTTTGTGGATACTCCTGTACCTCTGTTTTTTAATATCGCTTGATCGATACCTATGGCAAAATCTTGTAGATTAGTTACAGGACTCACTACTAAACTAGTATTGTCTAAAGTCACATTATCAGCAGATGATACCCCTGCGGATGATCCAGATCCGGGAAAATTTGCAGTCATGATGTTGCACTCGCAATTTTAAGTGTATAGTAATTTGCACCAACGGCCAGTGATGGGTCAATTTGGAAAAACTTAAGGTACGCGTTGGCAGAGGGTCTATTATAGCTGCCTCCTAAAGTCACAGTTCCATTTTCTACGGTTCCAAAATTAGAATTTGTTTCGGAAGCCGTCAGCGTAACAGAGCCGGTCATAGCAGAAACTAATATCTCGTGTGCTCGGCCAACATCAGAGTAAAATGTTATTGAAGCTGTATGTTTAATCAACTTATCGGAAATTTCAAATGTTTTGATCCCATCTGAAACGACACCCTCAAAGTTTTTTAGTGTAAAATATCCGCCCATTACCGGCACCTCTCAAATTTAATAATTATAATACGATTAATTAATCAACGCTAGCGTTAAGTGCCCCATGACAAAAATCCCGCTTGAGTTGGCGCGTAAGTTTGCTCACTTGAATTAACCAGCAATCTGACTTTTGCAGAGTTATTTAAACTAACCCATGGCAACATAGGCTGTGTTATTGCCCCTCTGCCTGAGTGCGATCCAATCAATACATTGTTAACATAAACAAAATAATCACCAAGGTCTAAATCGATTTCTAGTCCGATAATATCGTCAACTGCTGCCGGGCTTGGAAATGCCGTTGTTAGTGCGCCAGAGCCTGTAAGTGTTGAAGTTGAACTTTCAATGGCATTCGACACGTAAACAAATTGGCCCGTAGGCGCTGATAATTCAACGCTAAACCCTGACTCTGCAAGCCCTAGTTTAGTGTCAGTATCTGAAACTCCAGAAGCATCAACTCTATATTCTATGTACCATTTACCGCCAGTTCTAGCGATTAAACCCCGAACGTTTGAAAGTGATCCAGTTGACTCAATGATCCGATCCAAATTTGATATTGTGGCCTGGGTTGAAATGTCAAGCGGGTTAAAATGCTCCGTTGACGTCTGGCCCCAAGGTAAGTACCCTGCCGTTTGTGGTCCATGAATAAATTCGCTGGTATTAATAAGTAATTTACACTCAGCAACACCAGCACCACTATTACCCAAAAAGCGAGCAAAAGGCATCATTTTAATCGGATAATTCCCAGCGGTTAACTGGCCGGTTGCAACACCGTTTATATAACCAACGGCCAACCCAGTATCAAGATCAATTTCCAAACCTAATATTGTAGTTTGATTCGCCTGTTGAGTGCTACTAGACGAGCCTGTACTTATCGATCCAGATGTCGGGGTTTTCATTCCTAAACTACTGACATCATTAGATTGTGCGTTGTAGGGTTCAAAATTTAATAAACCGCCAAAACTTACAGTTGTTTTACTTATCACACCACACAAAAATTTAACCGGTTGATTAGACGATGAACAAGAAAACTCAATAAATCTTTTACCGTCAAGATGCTCTATAATACCCCGAGCCTCAATAATCACATTTGTAGCACCTGAGCGCTGTATTATTGTTCCTGCGGAAATTAAAGTAAATTCCGGCCCTGTATCTGCTGGGTTCCAGTGGGAAGCTACCGTTGATGTCACCGCTATAGCATCTGATGGACTATTAAGCGACCCATCATTGACGACAAGACTAACATCATACGTGCCATCTAAATCAGCTGTAAATGTTGGATTAACTACCGTCGTACTGCTCAATACCGCAGTGCTCGTTGCTGGTTTTGCAGTCATACTCCACAAGTAGGTGATCACATCACCAGCGTCAGGATCTGAACTGCCCGAACCGTCAA